GTCAGGAAGGCGCGCTGCCAGACAATTACCACTCCCCCCATGTACTTTTCGTAAGTCCTTATGGCTCCAGTGTTCGATTAGGGCCATCGACATGCGCCGCATATGCGCGAACCCAATGTCCCTAATCATTTATTCACATCTGTTAGTCCTGAGTTGATGGCAGTCCTTACACAGCGATAGTACATTCGTAGGCTCATAGGCCAGGTCCGGCCTTGCCTCTCGCTTAATGATGTGATGCACCTCATACGGCGCCTTGACTTGTCCTGGGTGGTTCAACGCTTGGTCCTCGCAAGTTGGACGTTCCTTCAGTATTCGCAGTCTGAACTTCTGCCATGTCCATCCGAGCAATCGGTCTGTTGTTGTCTTAGCATGCGGAGTTCTCTTCCTCGGCCCACACCTCATACATACACCCTGCCTTCGGATGCCACCGCAGACGCATGCTGTGCCTGGTGCTAGGGGCATGGCACCTCCACTGCTCCCAACTCCCTGAGTTTCGCGAGTAACTCAGTCTTCAGCCCATAGGATGGTAGCTCTCGCGAGTGATCGGCTGGTAGTCGATACAAGGAATGCGAACCATCCAAGAACGTAACTCCGAAGAACCAAGGCTCTTGGCAAGACGCCATTAGTTGATGCACGTTCGATTCACTAACCTTCACTGCCGGCAAGACTCCCGCCGCCAGCGCTCCCACTGCCGCACCAATTGCTTCACGTCGATTGAGCATCAGTTTCCCCTTCCCGTGATATCCACCGTTATCCCCTTCCTCGCCACCGGGGCCGTTGCCGCGGCGGTCCCTGAATACGCCACAAACCATGCCGAATAGCGAAGCTCGGTATCCACGTTAGCCGCGAGGAATTGGTACTGCACTGAGCCGACGACGTAGAACGTATTTGTGCCAGTTCCCGCTGCTGTTATGACCGTGTTTCCGCCTGGCAGGCTCGCTAGTCCAAAGGCGTTCGGCGTCACGTTCACAGCGAAGTATCTAGTTGCTGCAACGAGTCCGGTCGGCAAAGCTCCACCACTATTGGCCACAATGATCTGGTCGCCTTCCTTGACTCCGTGGCCATTGCAGGTTGCCAGACCAGTGCTTGCTCCCGTGAATATCTGTGTCGGATGAATCGTGATTCCCGTTGCCGTCTCGGCAATCTCGCTCGTGCCGCTCGCCTCTTCCTCCATGTAGAACTTGACCGTCAATGCGGACAGGTCCACGGGCTCATTGTTCACGCCTGCGGTGATGATGGCGTTGAGTTGCCGCAACGTGTCGTTAATCATTCGCCTGTGGTAGGTCTGGGTCATTCATTCACCTCGCACGGCAACTCGACACGCCCAAACTCATCGGCGCTCAACTCCATTCGGCCCATTGGGTCGCAATTCACAATCAGCACATCGCACCAACGGTCAACGAGGGTAAAGGTTGGCGGCGGCGCTCCGGTCACTAACGTCACCAGCGGAAAGTCGATGACGAACGGCGGTTGCCACGACTCGATAATTAACCGCTCATTGACCTTCGACTGCCGTGGCGGTTGGTCGCCATAAACCAGCGTCAGCGGCGCTGCCCTTGCTCTTTGGACTTCCGCCGCTTGCTCGCTCTGCCATGCGGCGAGAATGTGCCGCTGCAATCCTGTGAATGGCGGCTGCGCGACAATGACCACGCCGAATGGAGCGGCACTTGGCTTGGCTTGGTAGGGGTAGCTGTCCTGTGGCACCCAAGAGCTAATGATTGCCTGCTTGACGCCTGATACTGGCGGCGGCTGATCGCCATAAGTGAAAGTCAGCGGCACAACCTTGACAGGCGATGGCGGCGGCAATGGGGCAGGCTGCCAACTAGCGATGATTCCAAGCGGATAAGCAACGAACGGTTGGGCCGTGGTAACAACCGTGACGAAGTTCCACGCGGCCGTCCCTGGAAGGGTTTGCGGAGCAATCCAGGCCGGTTGCCAAGCGGCTATGGTTTGATAGAGGAGGTCAATGTCGCGTTGGCCGGACGTGACTGGTGGCTGACTGCCATAGACAAGCGTCTGAGCGACGATATAGCCGCGGTCCCTGGGCGGCTGGGGCGGCGGCGGTTGCCATTGCAAGATTGTCGGATAGAGGATGTCGGGGTCGGACATCCCGCCAGCCGGGGGAGGCTGCTGACCGTACACAATCCGCAGCGGTGCGATTCTGTCCCGCTTGAGATTCGGCTGCGGTTGTGGATCGGGCGGCAGCCAGGCAATCGCCATCGTCTCATAGAGCAAGTCAATGTCACGCTGACCTGAAGTGACGGGCGGCTGAGAACCGTATCGAAGAGTGAGCGGCGCAATGCGGCTGCGGTGATAATCGGGCTGCGGTATTCCCGGCTCCATTCCTGTAGGCCAGGATGCCAGGACGGCGGCCATGCCAAGCGCAATAGTCCTGCGGGGAGGCTGCTGTCCCTGCGCGGGGATTGGGACAAACCGAATCCCTTGCTGCGGTTGAGGATCGAAACGATAGACGCCGCCGGCTTGTGGCATGGGAGCCGCCTTTCAACCAGACGACTAGCCAAGCTCTGAGAACGTCAGACCGTAGCTCCAAGAGGTCAACGTCGTCGGTTGCACCGGGAAATACATGCCGAACCCAGAAGCTGCCGAGGCGTTCATAATGATCGTCTCGCGAGGAGTAGGCACCCAGAGCCAGCCATTGAGGACGTTGAAGTTATCGTCGATCACTTCCGATTTTGTACCAGCGCCGGCGACAGAGGCGTTGGTTCCGGACGTTCCGGCAGCACCAGCCGTGCCGCTGACAATCTGGCTAATTGGGTCCAAGAGCTTTAGCTTTCGGGGCGTAGCACCCGTCAGCGTCGGAAACGCCGTCACCTGCGTTCGCAGCGCCACGCTCTGTTGAGCGCTGGTTGCATTCGCCGCCTGTGAAGCCCAGGCCCGCAGGAATTCCAGCGACTGAGTGGTGCCGGGATTAACAAATGTTTGGGCTAGGTCAACCGCAGCAGTGACCGTCACATTCAACGCACCAACCGTGTATTCGCGAGCCATCGCAATCCTCCTGAAGTTTGGGACCGAAAACAAAAAGGGCCAGCGATTGCTCACTGGCCCCTTACACAGGCAGCGACGGTGTAAGCGTCTGGCGGGACATGACCCCCGCGTTTCGCTTGCTTTCGGTTGCCGATGAACGATCACCGGCCCTTATGGTTTTCTCTTACTTCAAAAAAATGACGCTCCAGTCCACTTCTTCCAACCCTCTACAGTAAAAATCCTCACCTTTCCGTTTCGCCGTTCGATTCTACTCGCCATCTCACCTACATCAAAGCCATTGCGTAGCACGGCGAATGCAAACTCACCTGCCGGGCATTTGTGCTTGGGGGCCGCAATTAGGCCCAGCGTCCACACGGAATTGACTTCATCGGTGATCGTCAATGCCGGCGGAACCGAAACGTAATTCTCGGTTATATGAACCTGCTCTGCCCGCGGACGACGATAAGGGTGCTCATCGACAGCCACGTCAAGCTCGGCAATCACAATCCCTGTCGGGAAGCAGACCCGCACCCCGCATTCCCGCGTGTCAATGTTGGGCGGCACTGACGAGGCGAAGTTGTTGCGGGCATTAAGCGGGTGTTCTACGAGCATCTTTCCTTGCCGCCAAATCTGCACCACGAACACACTCTGCGGGTCGATTGTCTTACCGAATTCGACAGAGACGCGGCTCTTCGTGGCGACGATCTTTACGTCGTTTCCGGTGACGGAGCGGTGGTCTCGGAATGTTTGGCTGGGTGCGAGCGGCATAGCTACATTGCCATAATTGCTTGGTGTTGTGGTTGGTGGGCGAGGTCATAAGGTACATTGCCTGCGACTGCCACAGTTGGAACCATCACCGTCCGCGTTTTCCTCCGCTGATACACGCGGCTGTGAACGGCGGCGGTTATTGTCCCGTTGATGGTCCCGTCGCCAGTCCCGCGAAGTCCTATCTCTGGGCTGTAGCGGCCAATGAGCGGCCAGTAATTTCCGATGGCATACGGACGGATAAGCGCTGGGCAATACCCATGACCCAGCAAATCCATTTCAGCGGCGTCAAGCACTACCCCCCACACTGCAACTTCCGCCACGTCGCCGAGAAATCCCTGCGTGTTGCTAATCGAAGCCGGTAAATTCATCAGCGTAAAGTTTTGCACGCCGGTATAGGAAATCGTGCCGCTGTAAGAGGTCGTCCCAGCAGCCGCGCCGTTGAAGTAGAACCGCAGCGTAGTGCCGTCATAGGTGCCGCCAATATGAGTCCAGGTATTCAGCGAGAGGGCGGAAGTCGAATCGACGGTATGCTTCGTACCGTCGCCGATGAAGAAGATCGGGATGTTTCCAGAGCTAAAGTCCAGATAGATGCCATAGCCGCGAAGCTCGTTGCTGGCCGAGTAGTGCATCAGCTTCTGGAATAAGGCAGCGCTCGTCTGCCGCACCCACATCGACACGGAGATCAACGTGAATTGCAGGGCGCTCGCAGCGCCGCAATCAAGATAGGCCGTCGTGTCGTTGGAGTTTCTAGCCATTATGCCTCACGCAATTCTAGGCTCCAAAATTCGCCATCCCCCGTCGCGGTGTCATTGGCCACGTCGCGACGAATCCGCACACGGAAGTCATCGCCCGCGGCGAGCGAGTCAGTATCCGTCGCCCCAGCCGTGAGCGTCACGCTCAGTTCCTTTTTGACGCCACTTGTGCCCGGCACGGTGACGGCCGTAACTGTTTTGGCTGTGGCGTACTGGTCGGAATCCATGTCGTCGCCACCGTCCGCATCCCGCTCGATCGTCACGTCCCAGCCCACCGTCCCCGTGGTCGCGCTGGTCAACGTGCAGTTGATTTTGCAGATGATATTTCCGCCCGCGTAATGCTGCGGCATTCGGCCGGAAAAGATTGCAGCCTCCTGCGTGGTGTCATCGAAGTCTAGAACCGGATGTCCGTTGCGCAGGTCCAGCGTGGCGTAGTTCGCCGCTGGCGGCTCGTTGTCAGCCGGAAAAAAAGTTCCGAGGGTATTTCCTGAAGCCACGGTTCATAGTCCGCAGCCTTCCGCTTGGCATTAAGGTTGAGGGGAGCTACCCCTGTTTTTTAACCAGTCTCCCAAACATCGCATGTCGCAAAAGTGGTGTTGTCGGTTGATATCGGGCTCGAATCCAGTCGCATACGTTGTAGCCCCGTCGCCGGGGTGAGACTTCGGTTCACAGGACAGAACTAGCCTGAATTCATCTTCAAAATTTGTGTGCCTCAAATCCTTCCCGCAATTGTCGCACGTAATCTCGACTTTCTTCATTCCACACCTCCGCTGGTTATCCGCAATTTGGTTTGTGTTACAGGGCGGAAGCGTCTTGCGGAAAAACGCTCGTTCGGTAGCGAGCCTAGCCCTGTGTGTATCGTATTAAGTTCCCGTCAGGTATCGTTTCCGAATCACCGCCAAGAGCAGCCTGGCCTTTTGCGGCACCGTCAAGTTTGCCTTGGCAGCTGCCGGTAGCACGTTGTTGATCGCCACGGCGTTGTCGCTCAGGTATTGGTCGAGGGCATTGAAGGCGGCGCGAATGTCAGTCTTAATGCAGACGGCAATAGCTTCGCGGGCAGCGGATATGTCGCCGCTGAAATCTGCCGCTCCGGCCAGCCGGTCAGGGTCGCTGAGAATTGCCATCGTCGTTCCTTTCTATTTCGCGTCTCTCACCATTGCAAAAACTCACACGCCACTTGTTTGACCGCCATCGGCCCCGCCCTCTCCATCGCTGTCGCGGAATCCAAACCAGCCGCCGTCAAAGCGTGAACCGCTCGCAAGGCGTCTTTCTCGCGTTGGAATGGAAGATTCATCAGGGCACGCCATTTAGCACAAATGCACACCTGGATGTACCAGGCGTCCGGCGAACGCTCGACAATCCTCTTTGCCATTCCGGCGTGTTTGTCACAGCGTCCAACCGACTCGCAATACTTGACTCGCAATCCTTTCTTCCAATTCTTACGAGCTGCCATTCATTCAATACCCCATACTTCCCGAACGATTCACTGCCTCAATATCGTCATCCTCCTCATCGAGCAGCCTTGCTGCCACGTCAAACGCTTCGGGGAATGCGACCGGCATCCTGTTGTAGGGACTGCTGCCGTGTTCTATTTCAATAAACCGCTTCCCATGCCCGTCTGTTGGTGCCAGGGCTAGCACATGCCGCAAGGCGTTTCGGAGTTGGTCGCGGTCTGACATTTTCTGCATTCCTTTGCCTGAAGTGCCGATGTTGCTAGGGGAGGGCTGCGCTGTGCTCACCACCGCTATCGTCGGCGGCATCTTGTTCGTCTTTGGATTCGTCTGCGGGATGCTCGTGGAACGGCTGCGGACTAAAGGCGACTAGCCGGCCGAGGCACTCTTTGCACGGCTGCTTGTGATCGGCCACGGCTTCCGCCACGCTGGCGTACCAAATCTTCCCGACCATATGCGGCACATAATGTTCGCACGTCGGCAGGTGATAGACGCTGCCGTTGCGGCTGGCGACGAACTTACGAGCCTGGAGGCTGGAGCCTAGAGGCTGGAGGGTTGAGGCTGAAGCCTGCACGCTGGAGGCTGGAGGCTGGAGGCTGGCAATTGCCGGCGTGGGCCGATGATGGTTCCACTCAGCCAGCCCGCTGAGCCCCAAGACGACGCCGAACATCATCGCGTTAGCTGGTCGCTCCATGCCGTACCGATGCAACACGTAGGCAAACCCGGCCACGGTCCACAAGCCAACGAGCATCAGGTGCGTTTCAAACATCATCCGGCTTCCTCAGATTTCTCAGACGGCGAAGGCCAATCGTTCTGCCGTTTTTTGCGGGCCTTATATGGGATCGAATCCTTCTGTCTGTCGAGGGCGTCAAATTCATTCTCTAGGCAGTCCACGTCTCGCCGCAGCGTTCTCACCCGCTCCTCAAGTCGCACGATTCGACTTGACCACGCGAGCAATGCGCCAACAGCGGCAATGCCGAAAGTCGCCTGCACACCGATAACCGCCAGCCATTGTTCGAGTGATAACATCGCACCTTGACATCCACGCTTCCTGCTACGGGTCCACCTTCTCAGCCGCCGACGAGGCAGCCTTCAAATCCTTTTTGACTTCCTGAGCTACGACGGCCGCGGTGTCAGCTTTCTTCTCTGTCGAATCCACAGTGGCCTTAATCGCTTGCTGCTGTGTTGCAATGTTGCTCTGCTGGTAGCCGCCGACGATCATCAGGATAATCAGCGCCAAGTCTTTGACGCTTCTCGTGAGGTCTCCCATCCCGGCGAAGAACGCCTTGATTCGCTCCGGCCACGGGTCAGGAGGAAATGGAGGCACTGGTGCCGGTGCTAGTGCTTCATGTGTCATTTTTTCCCCTCGGCTCGCCCCTCCGTCACCCCTTCTGCCCGGCTGTTCTTCTTCGCGAGTTCTAACAACTCAGTCAGCCGGCTATTGACTGCCGCGTGAACGATGTCGACCTTCGCTTCCGTGACGTTGATCCTGTAGGCTGCAATGATGCCGGGGAACGCCACAAGCGCCGCTAGGGCAATCGGTAAATAAACGGCCTTCAAAGTTTCACGTGAGTCTTTTTTCTCCGCAGTTCTGGCTTCGGCAACTTTCAATTCCGCGGCTACTCTTGCTTCGGCAACGACCTGCGCGTCAGCCAGTTTTGCTGCGGCCAGTTTCACCGCGGCGGCAATGATCGCATCGGCGATTACTGCTGCCTTTGGATCGTCGGTTGGCGTTGGCTCTGTCACGGCAGCGCTATCCCTCCCACCTGAATACACCGCTCACCCTGCCACTGCGGCGGCACTTCTACGGCCTGCACTTGGCCAATGGGCGGCGGCAGAACGTCCGTGAACAATGAGCCAGCGGTCATGGAGCCGTTGCGGCCGACGACAGCGGGGATGCGGTAGGACTGGTCGAGGCGGCTCAGGGAGTTCGCTGTACCGGCCAGTTCACCAATCAGGGCGTCACGCAAGGCGGTCAGAGCGACGGTCAGGCCGATCACGAGCAGCACAAGGATCAGCACGAGCTCAGCGCTGATGATAAAGCCGGATTCGTCGTGCCAAAGTTTCTTAATCAAAATTTCCTCTCCCGTTCCATGCGCCTCAGGCATTGCTCTGGCGTTTCGCCGGGCAGCATGTCATAGCCGCAACCGATGCAGCCGCCTTTCCATGAGCCGGTTTCTTCACCGACTTCATCGTTGAAAGAGACTTCAATTGATTGGCGAACCTTAGCAAAGCATGGAAGCCATTTCGTCCACCGTCGCCGCCATTCCATTCGCTCGACATAGACGGTTGCCGTGCGCTCTTGCACTTCTCCCCGCCGCATCACGTAGCGATACGGCAGGCGTAGCTCCTCTCGCCCGTCCGACTCGCCCGTCTCATAACACTGGACACGCTTCGCCCACGTGCCGTCCGGCCGTCGCACGTCGGTTTTGATATGGACAAATTCCCACGGCATCCGAAAGAACTTGGTGCGGTCGCCACAACACCACACGATCGCCGGATAATCGAGGTCGTAGTAAACGCCCCACGCCTCCATCATTTCTTCCGGGTCACGGTGGTAGCGGTCAAGGAATGGCAGCGCAATGAGAAAACCGAACAGGTCCAAGCAAAAGCCTTGCTCGAACATGCACAACCGCAGCGATGGCTTGAACCGGCAGCCTTCGAGACTGCGGGAGATGCGGCGGCGGTAAATCGCGATGGTGTTCATTGTTCGTCGCGGTAGAGGCGGAGGAGCATGGTCAGCGAATTCTTACGATTGGATAGCCAACAAATCCCAGCAACATGCCAATGAGCACAAGTACCACCAGGACTTGCAGTAACACCTTTATCCAGCCGCGGTAAGGATCAGGAATTGGGACGATTGAAATTAGATAAAAAAGCAGGCCCACGATGCAGCCGAATACCAGCAACGTGACGATGAGCGACACCAGACCGGCAATCGTGATGACCATTGTTCTTCCCTTTCAAATCCCCACCGCGGGCGAGGTGAAAATCGACAACGTTGTCCCGCGATGGGGTCACGGAGTTTACCCACTCGCATTTATGTGTGTTTCATCCCCGCTCACCAAATCCCCAAGGTGCAACTCGCTCAGCGTCACCACTGAGCCGTTGCGAGTGATCGTCGCGTCCGGGTAGATGTTGTGCAGCGTGTTCGCTTTCCCGCCAGTGTGCGAGACGGTGATGACTCGCTTGTTGACGGCAGCGAGTGTGCCGGAAATTGTCGGGGCTTGGGCGGGACGTGGCATTGGGATTGTCCTTTGTAAATATCCCGCCGGCCAGCGAATGCCAGCCGGCGGGTGGCAGCAAAGCTCCCTCTCGCCCCAAGGCGCCAAGAGGGATTGGGTGTTAGGGAGTCGGCGGCAGCGGATTGGCAGGATCGGAGCCCATCGCTCGCAGGTGGTCACGCAGGGCGGTCAGTTCCGCGTTGTGGGCGACCGCCTCTTCCTTGGTCAGACCTTCCGCTGCGTTGGCGATCAGCGTGTCGAGCTTCGCTGCCAGAACATTCGTGGCGTCGTTTAGTTCGACGACCAACTGCTTCGTTTCTGCGTGCATAGCGTCAATCTTCCCTTCGATGATTCCTAGCCGGCTGACGACTTCGTTCAGAACGGGATCGGAATGGTGGTGAATGTGAACGTGAATTTCCATCGCGGTCTCAAATTATTCAGCCCCCGCCGCCATTCTTCCCAGGCCAGCGGCAGGGGCATCGCCCGGCTACAAGCCGAATAGGGTTAGGCGGCAACGTATTTCTCTGGACCGCCAATCAGCACGTATTCAGGGAGCCTTCCATTTGACGGAACGCCAAGTTTCTTTTTCAGCATCGCGCGGGCCTCGCTGCGAGTATGGGCAATGACCTTGCCGTCAATTCCTCGGCCTGACCACCGATAGACATTCGGTGGCCGTCCGCTGCGTTTCTTTTTGGTCGTTGCCATCACTCACCTTTCGCGGATTGATTACGACACCTGATGCACCATATCCAGGCAGCCGCGCCAGACGAACACCGCCAGAGCCACGGCTCCTAGTCCGAGCACAATCCAAATGACGCGGTTGCCTTGGGGAGCGTCCACGTTAGCCTCCGCAGCCAAACAACCTGCCCAGCAAATGCGGCCGGTTTTGTACCGCCTTGCGGATCAGGTGCGGACGGTTCTGGTTGACGGCCCGCAAGCCGCGGATGATTGGGCCAGCTTCAGCGAACGCGGGAGCACTCAGCAGGGCGACAAGAGCGGCGATGTAGATACGCTTGGACACGATCACCTTCTTTCTGGGTTAGTGGTTTCGATCATCCAAATTTCGGCAGTAAGACATACGTTCCGGGAGCGAGCGGTTTGTCGATGGACAAGTTCGGGTAGTCCACCGGCAGTGGATCTGGGTCTGGTCCCGGTCCCGGTGGCGTCGGCCCTGGCAGCGGTGGAATTCCAATCGTGGTTGGCTGCCTGATCCACGCCTCGTCGGCGGCACCCTTGACCCACGCGCCCGTCACGAACCCGATGTGCGCCCACGTATAGTGCAAGTAGCCCGGCGTATGCGGCGGTATGGCCGACGGCACCTGAAGTTTGAGTTTCTCGTAGCAAAATTCGACCGAGCCGTAGGCAAGCAAAGTCGTCGAGTGATCGCTGCTGTAGTTCCTGGCGCTGAGCGCGTACGTGCCGTCCTGACTACCGGCGCCGCCTGGCAGTGCGCTGGCCCCAATCGCGAGCTTGACCGGACCCTGAGCGATGGCCGCCTTCAAGAGCGCCTCGTTCTCGTAGTCCACGCCGAGCTTCGGACCGTCGTTGAAGAGCTGCGCGTCGATCTGAAAGCCTCTCTCGGCCATCCAGTCGAGCACTTCATCCAGCGATGCGCCGTTCAGAACGCGGTGCGCGCTGGCCCAAGCGAAACAGGCGGCGTCGAGACGGTCAACGGCGGCTTGGCTGTCGAACAGCTCCGGGTTGACGCAAGTCTTAGAGAAAGCCTCCTCCGCGCTCACGCATATGCCGTAGCGGTCGTTGTGAAAGTAGCTACGAAATTTTGGCACAGGATGGCTGAACTCGGCGGGCACGGCCATCCGCGGGGCGCGGAACGGCATCGCCTTGAGCAGCCTGCTCCGCGGCGTCGGGGTCGCACCCGTGGGGAACGTGATGCTGGAGTTGCCGGGGTCGGTCCAAATGGCGGGCATTGGTTATTGCACTGGTTCGTAGGTTGCTTCAAAAATGTCTGGCTTGCACGGATACAGTTCGCCTTTTACGCCGCGGATAATCCAGTCTCCAACGTCCGCCCGCATCGTGCCCTCAAGCGTCTTGATGTGGAGTGTGTCGCCGGCCAACTGGATGCTGCCGTTCCGTTCCGCCTGGAAAAACCACTCCAACGGATCGCTCCCATCGTCAGCGACGACGATCTTTTTATTGAGCCATTGGATGGCCTCGATCACCACCGGCTTTTTGCGAAACTTCGGCATGATTATTTAGCGAATAGCGAGATGAGCAGCGTTATAAGTTGCATGATGAACTGGAGAAATTCCGGGCTGATAGACTTCTGCGGTGCGCTAGCGTCTAAGCCAGCCGCCGATTCTTTTAAGAGGGCCAAACAGTCGTCGATGCCCTTGGACCTGGCGACCGTCCACTGCGTGTTGAACACGCTGAGGTATGGCTTCCATTGCTCGGCCGCTTTCTGCTGGAGCAGCAGCATGTTCGTGGTAGAGACCAACACGCTGTCCAGCGTCGCCTGGTCCGTCACCTTCTGCTCCGCTATCGCCCGGTACAGCATCGCCAGGCCCTGCGCCGTCGCCGCTCGGTTCGGGTCGCCAGTCACCTTCGCCGCCGCTGTTTTGATTAGCTCCCCCCGCGGAGTCAGCGGCCCCGGCGTAGGGTCCGGTGGAATCGGCGGCGGGACCGGGTTTGGGCTTGGCCCCGGCTGGTCGCCCAGGACGATCACCTGCGAATACTGCTTCGGTGCCACAACGACGGTTGGCGTGCCCGCCGCGTCGATTGTCAACTCGTAGCAGCCGGACTTGGTGACGAGCAGGATCGTGTTGGTCGGCCCTGCCGCGCGGATGGTCGCAGGGGCGGCGAGCAACCACGCGGCGGCGGCGAGGGTGAGGAGAGTCGGCATGGGCGGCTCCTGCTATGGGTGTGCGGGAGCGGCCAGCCAAAAAAGAAAGGCCGGCGCTCGCGCAGTGTGAACTGCAAAAAGCGCCGGCTCTTGTCAACCGGCAAGGGTGGAACTGAGCCACCAATTCAGTACGTATCTTAGAACGGTTGTGGGCTGCCTGTCAATTCGCTTTCGGCCGTCCCTGCTTTCGCGGCCTACGCTTAAACGCCTTAACGCTGGCGAGCGATAGCACCCACTCGCGCTTGAGTTGCCGCCCTTCGATGCGGCCGGAGCGGACGAATTGCAAGACACGCTCCTCGGTCAGGTCGAGGATGGCGGCGGCTTCGGTGGTGGAGCAGACGAGAGTGAGAGGTTTTACATTAGCTCTCGATCTGTCGATCATTTGCGAACGTCCTCGAATTCTCCGCACCAGTGCCCTTGATTTACGAGTGGAAATGCCCACATCCATGCCCCCTCTCCTTGATTGACTGGAAACGGCACTGGCGGGAATCGCCGACACTCGCCCTGGCTGTCTCCTGGTGTTGCAGAATCTATCTTTACTCGCCAGTGGATGCAGTTCTCACAAACGTCGTCGGCGGTTTTAGGATGCGGCATTTTTCCCTCCAAGTGGTGCGATTGACGATTGAATCACCGCGTTCACAAACGGACGGTAACAGCGCGCCTCAGATTTCGCAGCTTCGGCCTCAACTCTGGTTGTGAACGAGGCGGCATTTTCTGGGTCGCACGTGCGCGGCGGATCACCATATCCGGCAGAGAGCCATACGCCCGCCTCTAGTTGTACTCGATAGATAGGACGCGGCATTCTTCGCAGGCGGTCGATTTCAGCAGCGATAAACGCTCCCGCTCTGGCAAGGTTTCTCTCCGCATCTTTTGGCTTCCACCACGATTGCTCAAACGGCCATCCCATCGGCGGCAAAGACTTTACGTCTCTCCCGCGAACCTGCCCATAGCCGGCCTCCAAATATGCAATTGCCGCACGCAACAGCTCACCACCAGAGTGCCTATCGTCGTGATCGTGCGACCAGCCCTCGACATCTATTTGACGATGGCGCTCGGCGGCTATGATCGCAGCGCCGTCAGTTTGCAGGTGAGACATCGCATTTACTCCAAATGAACCTTGTGGCATCTCTTACAAACCCAGACCCCCGGATACATCAGGAGTCTCACTTGCCACATGCAGCACCAAATGTATTGCAACATTAGCCCCTCGCAGCCAGAACCGCAGCCGCTTCGTCGATGCTGACTCCGGCCGCGTGAATGTTGATCGTCTCGCCAACCAAGTAGCGGTCCCCGACCCGCATCACGATCCGACCCCACAGGATCGTCGCGGTGCCTTTTTTCATGCTTTCCAGTGCTTTGCGTGCGGTTTCCATTTTCATTCCCCTTGTGTTTGTGTCCGCGTGTCCGATGCGTTGATTATACACAACTATTCGCGTGCGACAATAGATTATCGGCAAGGAAATGACGGATTTTCAAAGATAGCTGCAAACGCTTTTCTGATAAGGACTTACGACCTTTCCTCCAGTTTCGCCGCGAACACATGCCGGTACGGCTCCGGCGTCAGCACGTCGGCCGTCAACTTGCCGGTCCCGCCGATAAATGTCATCTCCATCCCGCGGAACGAAAACTTGTCGCCCTTGCGGATCGTGAGCTTACGATGGGAGCGGCTATCCCGGCGCGACTTCCGCCGGAACTTCGCCCGCTCCCGCCTCACGCTCCGCTGGCCCCCGTGTTTGTTGCGTTCCTTCGCTTCCATCTGTTACTCCGTTTTCGTTGTCTTCTTCGGATGCCACTCCCACCCTGCCGCTGTCTTTCGGTAGCCGACAGCCTTCATCCACGCCTCTCCGCTCTTGGTTCCAGCCCCGGAAAGGACGTACCGATCTGGATATGCCTTGACCATTTGCTCATGAATGAAGCTGCGAAGACCAGCACGGCGCACATACTCAAACGTGAAACTGTTTTGGATTTGAATGCCCTGCAAGCCGAAGAATCCAAACCATACGACGCATAGCGGCATCGGGCAATCTTCGTGGTAAGCCTCGGCGGTGAACGTGCCTGGGATTGCCGCCCTTCCAAATAGCATCGTCAAGCCGTTGCGGGCTTTGAGTTTCTTCCGTAGCGTATTCCAGTATTCGGCAGGCATCGCTTACTCCGTTTTCAGGGCGGCTTGCACTGGGAAGAAAGTCCGCTTCACCCATTGCTGCTCTGCTTGCCGCTGCTCTTGTGTTTTTGCCATCTCGTAGTCCACGGCTTCAGAAAACGACGGATGATCTCCCTTCGTGACGATGAATCCCCACGTCCACTCATAGCACGTCACGTCAACAGCGTCGTCCTTGGAATGCGGATAATCGCAACTCGCGTGCTCGGAAATCCATTGCAGCTTTGATTCCACCCTCTCCACCACCGCCGCGAGCCGTTGGGACTCGGCTATGTAGTGCAGGGAGGTCTCAATCGCCGCCAGTCGTTTTTCGCGGTTGCACCAAACGCCAGGTGGTTCGCGATCCCAGGCGACAGTAAGAGACTCCAATTCTTCCCGCGTCAGCAGCTTGCTCATTCTGAAATCTCCACGTCGGCCAGGGCGGCTTCTAGGGTTGTTGGATAGGGCTTAAGGGCCTCCACCAGCCGCTTGACGAGCCGGGCAAGACGGGGAGCGAGATCAAGACACAGCGTCCCAAGTTCGGCTAACTCGCCTGGGGTAATGCCAGGATTACGGCTAGTATGCGGATCAATAGAACGCAGAGAATCGAGCGCAATCACCCGCTCGCACTCGGCGAGAATTTCAGCGGTGGTCAGCTTGCTCATTTGCGTTTGCTCCTCAACAGGCGGCGGCTAGATATGACAAATGGCATTCAGTGCATCGCGGATAGTTTGCATATGGCTCCGTGCAGCCAAATCGACCGTCAACAGCCTGTGCTTTAATTCTCTCACCAGACGAAGCAGGGCCGCGTTCTGTCGCTTGAGCGCTGCGACGGTCTTCACCGCTGCCACCTTCTTACGCTTTGCCATTTGGTTTTCCTATCGCTACTCTCCGAGTTTGGTTTCCATCGCGATCTTGACAACCGGGCCGTAGCAAGCTGGCGGGAATTGTTTTGGCGTCACGGATGCGACACCAGTTTCGATTTCGTTGACAGTGGCGAGGTCGGCTACATCCTTCGCCAGTTCCGGCATTTCGATTTGGCACGCCTTGGCATAGGCCCGCAGAGCGGCAGCCGCAAAGCGGTCATGCGAAATGTCCAGCACAAAATAGACGCAGTTGAAGTGCTTGTCGCCTGGCTTCTGGTCAGTGCCATCCGTTCGGCTGACGTTGAACTTCCTGAAAACTCCATCACGCTTTGCCATTACGTTTTCTCCGGGGTGATTCCGAGGGCGGCCAGGAGGCGCAGGAGGTCGCCGCGGGTTTTGCATTGATTCAGGATGATGCTGTTATCCGGGTCTTCGAGCGTGCAATCGCCGTCGTTCCACATGCACAGGTCAAAGCCTCCAGCTTTCGGCGGCCCGCCTTCGTTGATCCACAAAAACGGCCGCTCGTCGTCCTGCTTAAACCCCAGTCCCCGCAACCACTCCTCCGCGATTGGCTGGTCGTCGCGCTCGGCAAGGTAGGCACGGCTGAGCCACCACATCGCCTTAATAGCCGTGGACGATGCCAGGGTTGGCGGTTCATCCATGTCCATACACGGACGCAGAAAGTCCGCCGCCGCTTTAATCTCGTCACTTGCCATGCTCGGCCTCGCTTTCCAAAGCTGCAATGTCCTCGGCGATATCCGTCCCATGCGACCCATTGCAGGCATAGTCGCAAAAACTGGAACACCGCGTGTTGTGAAAATAGATCGGTGTGTTGTCGCCATCTTCGGTGCGTTCCAGCAGCGGCGACTTCGCGTAACGGAGTAGCGAGCTTTTCGCCAAGCCGGATTTCAACTTCAGGTCTCGCCGCTTGCTCATGCTCGCTCGCTTTCTACTTCGTCGGTGCTCGATAAGGGCCATAGAACAGAGACCCCTCGATAAACGACTCTGGCGGCAACTCCTTGCCCTGATCCAGCGCGTAAATCTTTCCGCCCATCGAAACGAGCGGAGCCTCCGCGCGGCCTAGGATGGGCGCTGTGGCGATATACAGCCCTTCGTTTTCGAGCATGATTTTCACGTCATGCCGAATAGGCGGGTCAATAACTTCCGCCTTGCCTAACAGGATTGGGTGTCGCTTCGTCCGCTTGCTATTGCTCATGGCTCACTTCCCCTTTCTTTCGCGTGCTCGTTGCCGTCACTATCCATAAAAAGTTCTAAACCCCTGCGTCGTCCAGCCGGAAGTCCCGACTGAAGCTAAGGCAATCTGGTAGGCAATCTGATCTTCCATTCGCTCCAGCCGTCGCCGAATCGCAAACTGGATTGCCATCTTTTCCTTCTCGGCTTCAACGCCCGCCTCAATAGCCATCTCCAAGTATTCCATCGCCTTGGACTCGATTTGCCAGCGAACATGCTCCGCAGCGGTCGGCATCCCAAGTTGCTCGACAACATCTGCCGCGCGGCTTAGCAATGCCTCGTGCGTTTCGATTTCTTGTTGGATAAATCGGTTGCTCACAGACTTTACCGCCCCTTCCGCTTTGTGCTCGTCGCCGTCGTCACAAGTGGCGGCGCGTATCTATCCGGCAGCCCAACAGCCCACGGAGCCAGTACCGCCAAGTCATCGCCGAAGCCAACGACTCGCCCTCCGCCCTGCACGCCAGGAATCGTCGTGAACTGAAACTTGCACCAGCCGGCATCGTTGTACCACTCACCGTTGGGGACGCCGTTGAATAGGTAGGTGAACTCGGCACCGATGTAGTCATTACCAGGTTCAACGAACCGCGGATGGTCGGGCGAGTGACGCAGTACGTAGAGGATGTTCGGCTCGCCGGGGTCGCCATCGGACTCGTAGTATTGCCAGAGCAGGTACGCTGGGTCTTGGGCGGCGACTGGGGCGGCAAAGGCGAGGAGCAAAAATAGGGCTAGTTTTCGCATGGGATTCCTTCTTGGGTTACGGAAACGGGATTGGAACCGCCGACGCCTTTACGTACAGCGGGTGCCGTGGATTGCCACTTTTTGTTTTTCCAAGGCAGTGAAGTGGCTTGCCAGGAAAGTGATGCTGAAACAACTTGACGGCTCTCTCGCCGCGGCCAAAAGGAACATCGCCGCCCCATGCTGCCAGGACGAAATCAGCAGTGCAGGCCGCAAGCAATTCCGATTCGCCTCGGTCCCCGCCGAACACGTCCACGTTTGGATTTTTCAATTCCTTCGGGTCCGTCGCCCGCCACGGGAATAAATTACGAACGCTCAGCGTGTTGTAGCCCCAGTCTCGCGCGAAGCCGATGCACCGCCGGATCGTCGGATCATCCTGCATCCCGTCCGCTGTGCTTGGGTTGAGCATCACAAAGCAGCAGACACCTTTGCCCTGGACGTGCAGCCCTTGGCCGTCCCAAAGCTGCCACGAGCGCCGCAGCCACCAGCGATAGCGGCCACACTCACTAATCTCGGCTGAACGGTGGACGTGCGACGTGGTTTCAAATAACGCACTCACCCTCCACCTCCTTCGCGGCTATTAAACCACGCAAGTAAAGCCAGCGTGCCGTACCAATCGCAACGCGGACATTCAACGAACCGCACTACGCCGTGATTACCTAGACGAACAATCTCGTGCATCTCGTGCTTGAAGTAGAAATATTTGCCGCACTGCGGGCAGCTAACCACGGCCGAACCACCGGCAACGTGCCGATAGCTGCCTAGCGGCATTGGATGGCTGTAAGCCGGAGTGATTGGTTCCGCTTCGATGAATTCATCATTCAAAATGAGTATCACCCCCCACCTCCTTCGCGGCAAAGATTGGATCGACTGCGGCTAGTAGCGATAGTGAAACTGCCGCTCGCGTTCGTCGAAGTCTCGCATCGCCCTCTTGGATTTTGTAATGGTCTGATTCCCGCAGTTTTGACACGCAATGTGTGCCGTCGTGGCGGTCATCTTCAAGCACGTCCACTTGCAGTATCCGCACTTCTTGCAGCGTGGCTGGCCTTTCTTAGGCATTTGGTACTCTCCCCCGCAGTTCCGCCAACCATTGCCCAATCGCCTGGTCAATAGGCCCCTCAATCACAGGCAACTCGATGCCGTGGTGTTGGCACTTGGCGCGAATAGCGGCGTCGAAGTCGCGGACGAAGGCGAGTTGGGCGTCGATTTGGGCGGAGAGTTTTACGCGCAGTTCCGCTAGTTCCGCCTCGGCAGCGAGGAGTTTGGATAGTGCGGCGTCGAGGTTCTCTTGCCTCTTGTCAGCAATCAGTTTCCAGGCACAAGACAGTTTATCGCCAAGGGCGTCTAGTTCATCGTCGGTCCACTTACCACCCCGCAGCCGCTCGCACTCGGCGGTTAGCTGCTCGATGTTCTGTTCGACGCCGGAGAAGCCGCAGATTATTTCGTCGATCCATTCCATGTCATTTGATTCGCACCACGGGGCGAGTGCTTGCAGCTTGTCCCAGATCAGCTTTGCGTCCGCCTGCCATGACTCTTTCTCCGCCGCCAACTCCTCGCACCGGGGGCAGGGGGTGGTGGTGAGCAATTCCGCCAATTGCCTAGCTGACATCAGCACGTACTCTCTTGTTCTGCCGTGTCGAACTTCGTAGGGCAGTGTTTCAATATCATCGGCTGGCGGCCAAAATAGATTGTCCTTCTCGCCAACCTTCCCGGCTGGCACGTCGGCAGGCTCATCATCCGTCACGTACCGCCCTGGCACTTGCCGCTGGATTGTCGGGTTGAGGGTGAAGTTGTGCGGCTCGGCGGCAGGAGCGGGGGTGGCTAGCATTGCTTCGTAATCTCTATCGGTTCGCTCATTGCGAGCGTCGATCTTGTCGAGACCGTCATCAGCAGAGCAGGTAGGAGCGGGGGTGGGGGCGGCTAACGGCTTCCAATACCTGACGCCACTGAATGTCCCCCAATTCTCTCTGAGGTACTTACCGTCACTTGTCGCACGGCAGGCGTCGAATTCAACTCCGTCATGGCAACGCACACGAACCAGTACGCCATACTCAGGCGGGCTGTCATCAGCGTCTTTCCATTCCGCAGAAGAGCAGGCAGGCAGCCGAGCGTCTGGCGACTGAACAGGCGGACTCGAAAGCTGATCTGCCTGTGTCCCGGCTGCCTGCTCTCTCTCTGCAAACTGGCGTATCGCGGCCTCGGCGCCGGCGAGGGTCGGCCAATAGTCGATCTTGTCTGAGCTTGGATCCCATGTTCCTTGATGACTCAGTGTGTCGCCGTTGCCACGCCACACGAACCATTCTCCGTCATGTTCGGGAGTGGACGAGCTTTGCGTAATCATGCATATCGAATTGCCAACCATCGGTAGCTTTTGGGTCGTCATCGAGGGCTCCTTTAGCATGAGCATGAAAAAGTGAAACTGCCCTCACCGACTTGTCGGCCAAGCACGATGGAAAGCCGCCGATACAATTCATCCGCATCTTCTACCTCGCCGGAATAGTGGCAGTGTTTGCCGTGATAAAAAATATCTCCTTCTTTCACACGATCCATAAACCGCTCGTAAGCGTTCTCATCGTCGTAAGGGCAAACTCGCTTGGCATAGTGTCGCAGCCAATCTTCCGCAGACGCCTTGTCGTGCGACCACTCCCGATGTTTCTTTGCTTCCTCAATCTCCCCGTGCTTCTCCAGCCAGTCGGCGTAAATCTTGTGCGGCAATTCGTCATCGGGGGCTAGGGCAATTTCCGCCAGGAACGCCCGCCGCTCGTCGAAGCTCGGCACAGGCGTATTACTCCTGGCGCCGATGAACGCCGGATGCGTCCACTCGTGGCGCAGTGACGTGATTGTGTTGGGCATCAACAGCATGTAGAACCGCTGGCCCTTCACGATAGGCTCGGTCAGGAACGGATCAACAATACCGATGCCGTCCAGGCGACCGCGTACCTTCTCGCAGCCAGGCTCATCAAAACCAATTCGCTGCCCAGGGTTCAATTTCTCGCTGGCAATCACCGGCGCGATGGCAATGTGAATTGCGTCACGTTTAGCAGAGGCATTAAGTAGTTGTCCTAGTTTCACTTCACTCATCGGGGGCTCCTATGCGGGTTTGATTTCTATCTCGACGTGCGGCTGCTCGTCACCGGACGCTATCCACCGCTCGACTCTCGCAACAACAATTTGCCCATCATCGCGCCAGACAAGGCCATTCAAAGCATCGCTTACGGATTTTCCTAGGTTGTCCCAATCGTTCCGCGAGACGCAATAGTGGGCGCGTGGCATCGGCCGCTTCTTCCATAGCATTGAACCGGGGCGAGGCATCACAAACACGGCTGTCAACGCCAGCGCCATTTCCAGCGGCGGGCCGTCGTAAGCAGCAGCGGCGGCAGCGCGGACACTGGCTTTGAACGCATGTACTGGATGACTCTTGGCGGCTTCATACACTCGCGCGTGGCCGTTAAACGAGGTTGCTTTAGGCCGCGGTTGGGCTACGGGAATTGCTGGCACCGTGAATACGATTGGCTCTTGCATCTTCGCTCCTACCACTGAAGGGCCTCGGCCATGATGCGTTCCCTCTCGTCGGCTGTCGTCTTAATCAATTCGCGCACACAGCCAAGACCAGCGCGCTCTAGTGCAGCCTTGGCCATGTTGGCATCTATCTCGCGAAAGAAAATCATGCGTAAGTGCATCACACGTCCGTCCTGCGGGTCGATCATTGCCACCTTCCAGCCTGGAGCGGATTGCTTGCCAACATCTTCAGGGCGCGCACCGTAAAGAACGGAATCGGGCCTAATAACGGCCCTGCCATATTCATCGTATTCCACCCACAGTTCAGTGTCAGTCGCCTTCATTACCCCTCCTCGCCGCTGGGTTGTGGGTTGGTCATTACCAATAAAACTCCGCAATCGCCTCCGGGTATTTTCGCTTCGCTTGTGGCACGCGCCGGCAAATCCAAAGCGACCGCTCAGCTTGCGTAAGCGTCGCGTGGCTACCGCGCCTGTCCATGCCCATTAGTTTGTGATGGCCGACGACTAGGAATCTTCCAGGGGATTCAGGGTCGTCGATGATGATGTAACGGTTGGATATGCACGTTGCCGCTGGGTTGGTGGTCATGGGCGGGACTCCAGGTGCTTCGCGTCGAACTTCCGCACAATCTGCCGCGCCTGCTCTTGCAGGCGGGCGTCTCGCTCCCGTAACTTGACAGCACATCGCCGCATCAGGTCCGCCTTAGCATCCTCGCCCCTATCAAGCCACCAGTCGGCGGCAACCTCAAAGGCTTCTGCCGAGTCGCCGTGATTTTTGTCCTGCCACCAATCCGGCAACAGCGTGTCCCAATGCGAGCAAGCCGGCCAACGCACGCGGATGTCTGTAGCGGCGCCGTGCGTCCAGCGGTGCTGCATCTTGCCGCATTTGGGATGCGTGTTGCCGCGGCCCTCGCTGTTGCGCCTGCGAACCAAGTAGCGGCATGTTCCGCACGTCTCGCCTTCCGGGCCGGTGCCTGGCAGGTCGGGCGTGCAATAGGTTTTGCGCTTGCCCATGCTGGGAAGCGGGACGCGAGGGCCGCAGTCGAATAGTTCTGTGGTGGTCATCGTTGCCTCCTAATCAGCCGGCGGGTCTGGTTACGTTGGTCGAGTCAGCCCACTGGCCGTTAACTCTAAATCGGTTTCTTCGTCGGACTTGCCGAGCCTCAACCCGGCCTTGATGATGTCGTTAGCCGCCGCATCATTGGCGGCCTTCCGAATCGCCTCCGCTCGCTTGGCTTGGTCGGCTTGGGGATTCCGTGGCGGCGTTCCGTTCGTGCCGTTTACACCGCTGAACTGGCCTTTGTTTTTCTCCCAGGTCGTAACTGCGGATTTCCAATCCTTCATCGGACTGCGGCCGACACGCCAGCCCTTCGATGCGTAATGGGCCACGAATGCCTCAGCGTCGATGCCGTTGGCACGCTCGGCGCAGTGGGCCGCAACCTCAGCGACGGTCGGCGGCGAAAACTTGGCTGCACCTCCTGATTCCTGATTCCCCTTTCCCTCATCCTGATTCCCTCTATATGTGGCAAGACAGACAGGACTGATTAAAGACTGAGACAAGTCCGGTTCAGGAATGGTACTAGCAGGTTCTTTTACGTGTGGAGTCTGATGCCGTAAGAAGTTCAAAACCTGGATGTACCGGCCTCCAGCAGACTCGTACCTGACTATGAATCTTGCCCCGGCCAGGTCATCTAAAAGACGGTCCACGTTTCGTTTTTTGTAGGGGAAGATTTGGGCGTTGATGCGGGCCGGCCGGTCCTCTAAACGGCCATCGCGGTCTGCAATCGTCCACAGCCCAGCGAATAGAAGCTGGGCAGCGTCCGGCAGCCTTGCCAACTCCTCGTTGGTGAAAAACCCCGGCTTGATGTTACGTGACCGCGCCATCGGCTCAATCCGTTTCCCTGCCGTCTCGAATCCTAAAACCCAAGCATCTACCCGCGTGAATTCTTCGTGTCTCTGCCCTCGGTCGCTATGAAATCAGAAATAGCTTTCCCGGTTACATAGGCGCGATTGGCAAAATACTTTACGGCCAACCCTCTGCGTCTGGCAGTTCGATAGGCCGTAGCACTCCATCCGAGCCTTCGACAAGCCTCCGTGGCACGATAGAGGGAGTCTGGGCGGATTTCCCCAAACACCCTGACCTCGGATGATTTCAAAATATCTGCCACGCAACCCCCTTGTGTAAAATCCCCGCCGCAAGTCCCGCTTAGGAAGTGCGGACGGGGTTTGCCAGCCACGCGGCCGGCGGTTAAATGTCAATACACTCCTGCTGTATCTCGGTTGTGACCGTTCCAAAACCTCTGCTTCGCCGCCTTGAAGTCCCAATCGAATTGCAGGTCATCTGTCTTTTTGATTTGCCGAATTGCTGCTAAGAGGCACGCCGGACAGCAGTTTGCCGCTTCCCATGCCAAGCCAGGCTTACACGATCGCAGGCCGTCCTCGTCGGGCTCTGTCGTGGCTACGTCATGCCTAAGCGCCTTTAAGATGTCAGTCAGTAGCATCTGTGGATGACCAACAGCCTTGCACATGCCGCAAACGCGGGCAGGGTTAGCCGTGCAACCTCGCTCGTGCTTGGCAATCGAAGGCGCGGAGCAATTTGCCTTCTTGCAGAAGTCACAGTGATAGCGGTAAACGAGTTTACGGTTCACGCGAATAACCGCCTTTCCGTTGGCTCCGGTTTCCTCTCGGCGTAAACCGCCTCCCACCCCTTCTCCGTCAGCCGCACGCTGCCAGCCTGTTCCAGTTCAAGCATCTGCTCCAACAGCTCACCAGCGTCCTTCGGCAGGTCCGGTCTTTTGCAGGCATATCTCAGAATCCGGCAGTCGTTGAAGAATTCTTCGACCGTCGCCGGGCCGTCGCTGCGAACGAGGCTCAATAGAGATTCATTCATGTCCGCCCCCCTTGCCTTCTCTTCTGTTCCGCCCTATCCGCCCTCGCCATCTGCCGCAGTTCGTCCTTCCGCGCGTCGTCCAACTCCATCAGGCACATCAATACATTAAGCAGTTTTCCGTCTGCCTGCTCGACGAGTTCCCGTAGCTTTGGCAAGTGGCCGTGGATGCGGCGGTGGGCGTCGATGAAGGTGGAGAGGGTGGAGGCGTTCATTCACTTACCCTTTGCTCTGTAGTGAGCGGCACACAGCGATGCCCCATTGTCCGCGTCGTAACCAACAGCCAGTTCGCCGCATTCGTCGCACGTATTAGGGTGGGGCATCTGGTCGTCCTGATTGTGGTATTCCGAAAACCATGCCTGAATCGCCCTTGAGCCATCGCGACCATCTAGGCCGCAATAGCCTTGAACAGCCGCGACCAGCGCCGCCAACTTGGTTTGCAGAGCGTGGATTTCATGCCGACATTCGCCATGGGGGTCTTCCTCGGCGGGGTTGTCTTCAAAGCTCATTGGGATATCTCCGCTTTTTGATACAACGAGCCATCTACTTGCCGCATTGCCCAATCGAGCTGTTCGGGCCTGACTTCATCCACAACGGCGTCGATTGGCATTGCCAAAGCGTCCTCCACGCTTCGCTTGCCACCATTGCGGCCGTACATCAGCTTGAATAGGCGGTGCTCGCCGTCACCCAGTTGCGCCAGACCGTCCTTCAATGTCTGCCGTGCAAAGGCTTGGAGAGTCTCGTTCATTGGGCTATCTCCACTTCAAAAACCTTGCCGCAGTGCGGGCATTTGTACGTGACGCAATACTCTCCACCGCCGTAGTCCCGGTCGCTGACTTCCTTCGCGTCGGGATGCTCGGCCCGCGTGCCCTTCTCAGGCGTCCAGGGATCGGCAGCGGTGCAAATGTGGCGGTCCTTCATTTCATCTACCTTTCGCAGGTTTCTCAGCAATCGTCGGAAGCTGCCTGGCATGGTTATCTCAAAAGCCCCAGACGCCATAGGGACAACAACGGCCGGGGCCCCTTGTTGGCGACGACAAGTCGCCGAACTGCTATTCTTTGAACTTGGCGAGTAACTCAGTCAGCGCGAAACCCGCCGCGTGCGCTAATTCCTTGAACTGCGGTAGCTCCTCAAGGTGGCTGCACAGTTCGGCCGATCGTTCCAATTGGTCGCTCGCCGACTTTGATAACGCCGTCTTGACGCCTTCCGCGGTCAGCTTCGTCGTCACGATGGACCGCGCTGCTTTGGGTTTTGCTACTGCGGTTGTCATGGTCATTCCTTGATAGAGAGTTCGTAAAGCGTGGCAGGTGATTTCTTAGTTGACTTCGGCTTGTTGCGGCCGAACCGCAGTTCCCCGCACTCGATGTCCTGCCCGCTGGCGTCAACGTACTTCGCGGCAAGGGCTTGCATGGCGTCCAGGCGAGCGCCAACCGCCACCATCTTTTTGACGAATCCAGGCGGGTCTGCTGCGAGGTCGGCAATCGCCTCATCTGCCACCGGGCAGAGGGCCGCAGCGGGGCAGATGGAGCATTTTTCCAGCACGGGCCACGTCGGCGGGTTGTCGTGGTTGTGCGTCCTCATCGACTCGATTGCCGAGCGGATGCGAACCATGTAATCGTGCTTGCGTGCCCGCGTGAACGGCACGGCATAGGTCAGCCTGTTGGCCCGCGTGTCAAACACCTTGAACCGGACGCATTCAACCTTGGGGTACGTTTCCAGGGCCAGCACAGCGTAGAACTGAAATTGAAAGCTGCTGGCAACGTCGCCAACCTCATGCGTTTTCCAGCCGGTCTTGTAGTCGTAAACGTCCAGCACTTCCAAAGATTCAGTCGAGCAAATCAGGTCCAGCTCGCCCGTGATTCGTACCCCCAGGTCAACGATGTCGTAGGCCAGTTGCCCAGAGCGGGGCGGGTCCAATTCTTCCCCGCCGTCAAATCCGAGGATGTTACCCGGGTGAATAGAGCTAATCAGCTTGGCCCACTGCCACAGCGACGGCATGGCTGCTGCGAGGGCTTCTGGCTGAATGTCTGGCCGGGAGTTCCGCAGATGGTGCTCTACGTCCTGCCGCAGGTCCACGGGGGACATGGCGCCTTGGCTTGCAATCCATTCGATAGTGACGGCCGAGAAGGCGGGATGAACCGCTGAGCCAGCTTCTGCGGCGATTCCAACGGTTCGGCAGCGGCCATCGGCGATTGCCTTGGCCTGCCACGGGCAGTCTGCCCAGTGCTGCAAGGTGCTGCGGTCCACCACGTACAAACCACCGTCCGGCTGGTCAACGAACGACTTGAGGGCCTCGCGGTATTCGGCTGGCGTTACCTTCCTCATTTGCAGCCCTCCATAACTGACAGGGCCGCATCGCAGGCGTTGAAATCGTCTTGTGTCCAGTTGGCTGACTTGCTGGCGTCGAACTGCCTGCCGGCCGTCTTGGCGGCCCAGGCGTAGAACCGCTCGTTCCACTTCTTCACGTCGCCAGACGCCTCTGGATTGTGCGGACGCCACGCCACGAGCAGGGCGGCGCATTGCTCCTTGGTGATGGCTGGAGCCTGCCGCTTGGCCCGCGGCTGCTCTTGCGGGGCCGCTGGGTTAGGGGCTGGGTTATCGTGAGGCGGCTGTGCTGGGGCATCCTGTGTGAACAGGTCGCGAAGGTCGTAAGCGTTAATTACCGCCCCAACTTTTGCGCACTTGCTAGCCATCTTCAAGGCGTTGTTCGGGTCATACTGGTGGTAGTACGCCCCCAGCGATTCGCCGATAAGGTCGCCGGTTGCCCGGCTGAATAACTTGCACTTCACAACCGCGTTTCCAGCCTTTGATCCCATCTGCTGCCAACCAACGGCGTCCGTTTCATATTCATCCCGCACGCCGAGAATGTCACAAATGAAATCAGCCCCGGCGGCATAGAGCGATGGCTTGGGGGTCCACTGCCTTTCGTGATGCCAGTCGAGGGCCTTCTTCTTTCCATTCCAAACGCCGTAGTAGGTTCCGTCGGCGCGTTGCTCGCTCTTTGGTTCGCAGCCTGGAACGACGCCGTAATGGACGCCTTCTATAAGCTGGGACATCAGCCACGAGCGGAAGTTGTCGCGGCGCGCCTTGTAGAGGACGAGAAATTGATTCTGCTGCTCCACCGGCATCATCATCATGGAATGGCGCAGGTCCGTGGACGGCAACTGCTCGTGGACAGGCGCGATGGCCATTTCGTTTTCAGGTGCGACAATCAACTCACTCACGATCTTTCCCCTTCTGGCTTCTCAGCCTCGACAGGCACCACCACCCCATTCACCTCCAGCGCCTTCTCCACCACCTCCTGCGTCGGCGGCTCAAACCTCGCCTCCCTCTCCATCCGCTTCTCCCAGATGGACTCGCGGGCCTGGCGTTCGTGGTAGTCGAAGATGTCGTTCACGCCACTTCCCTCCCCGCCGTCAGTTCTGCCTGCTGAATTACCACTGCACAGAGATGTGCCGCATTACTTCTTCATCCGTCGCCCCTTCCGCCTGCTTGGCAATGCTCTGTGCCTGCTGAATCAACTGCTCGCGGCGGACGCTCAACGCCTGCTTGCGGAGCGTGGAGAATGTCTCCAGAACTTCGCCCCAGCGGGCCAGGATGAAGGTGCGAATTTTGTCGGAATTGTATTCGTACCTGTCGTGAGCATGGCCAACCAAAACAGGGTCTTGCACGACTGCCGACACCTTGTCCCAAACTTCCAACCGCTTGCAGATTCCCAGTGCCTTGACGTGCGAGGCGATTTGCAGCACTCGCAATGGGATGGGGCCTGCGCGATATTGTTCCAGTGGCACTTGCTCAGGGCAAAGCGTGCCATAGATGAACGATTCCTCCCCAGTAATGAGCCGATACGGCGAACGGGCGGCGTGTTGCTGTTCTGTCTTGTGGCGAACTAGTTGCAACTGGCCGTCGAGCCCAAGGTCAGTCATCAACGCCACCGCCTCCTCGGTCGCCTCGATTGGCTCGGCGGCTGTCTCTGTGCATTCAAACGTCTCAACTGCGAGCATGGTCAATCTCCTGTAGATTGGTTAATGATGCCTTCTGAATCCGCTCCCGCATAACTGCGAGCCGCATTAGCACGACGTTGCCAGGCCCGTAGGCGTTGAATATTTCCACGCCCGCCTCGCTGAGCAGCTCCACTAGCTCGTGGGCCAGGTCGAGGCTGACGCGGTCGGTGGTTTGCGGCGATTGGCTCACGTTGCCTGCTCCTCTTCCACCCGCGTAATCTCCACTACATAGCGGTCATTCAGCGCACAAAACCCGCTCGTCATCGGCATCCGAATCTCGTTGTTTAACGGGTCGCAGCCATCCAGCCGCAGCGTGATCCTGGGCAGTGCGTCGGTGAAACGAGAAGCGGATTCGATGGACACGACGGTAGCTTTTAGGTGCATTGGTGCTTACCTTTGAATCCGCCGCGGCGATTGGCCGGGCGGGTGGGTTAGGTGGGTCATCTTCGTCCGTCCTTTTTCATCGCCATCCGCTCTTGTCTTACGATGGCAGCGGAATGGATACCGCCGCCCAATTCATCGCTGCACACCTCGCAAATCGCTTCGTAGTGCTGGCGGACGTAATCAGGGGCATCCGCAGCCGGCGCATCAACTGGCGGATTTCCATTGGACTCCGCAACCACTGCCTCTGGCTCGCCCTGCGTCTCTTTCATATCGACAACTTCCTGTTCCGCTAACGCTGTGGACATTTCGATTCCTTTCCTTCTGGGTTATCCGGCCCGCGCCGGGAATGGGTTACGCTACTTCTCAAACTCCAAATGTTCCTTATTCACTTCCGCTCCAAACCACACCGGGTCGGGCGACGTGATCTTGTATAGGCCGGTGTAAAGCCGCTCATTTTCCAGCCAGTCGGACAGTACGCCGGTCGCATCGACGACACGCACACGGGTAGGCGGCTTGCGCTCCTTGAAGTCTCTGGGGGTTAATGGTCTGTCCATTTCAGTTCTGCGTTGCCGCGGATTGCTTCACCGCTTCGCTTCGTATCGCCTCTAGCAGCACCACGACGATTTCAGTCGGAGCGTTCCGCATCACCAGTTGCAGGCACGCTCGGCCTAGCGCTACGTCCTGCTGGTTGCCGGCGCGGATGCCGTCGATGATCTCGCCATAGATGTGCAGGTCGTCAGCGGTGAGCGGTCGTTCTGTCACGATTCCTCCAAAGCCAAACGGCGTACGGTGCTGCCGCAATTAGGCCCAGCACCAACTGACCAACGAAATCCCAATCCATCCTGCCCTCCGTGGCGTTCCATCCCGTGTTCGCAGCAGCCACGCCTTCCAAGGCAGGCTGCCGGTGGCCAGTGCTCCATCGCTCCCGGCCGACCAGTCCGTGTCTCAATCAAGGCCCGGCTCCGGGGATCGAACCCGGCTCCCCTTGCGGGGCGTTCCCTGTGCAACCAAGCCCGCGGGTCTTTAACCCGCCGTTTCATAACTGGCTCCTTGTGACTGGTAAGTCGCAATGAGGTGTACTCAACACGCCAGCAAGCCCGGCTTTCACGGGCTCCGCGCGCTGCGCTATGGCTTTCAACCTCCCCCGCCGTTGGGCAGGGGCTACTTATGTTTTCCAATCCACTTCTCCGCTTCTTCGATGGCGTCATCACTCGTCTTGAATGGCGTCGTTGAGCAGATCGCGCTTGAGCCTGTAACGTTGACGATTCGGTATCGCCAAAGACCGCTAATCCGCTCAACGACCGCGTACCATTTATCGCTTCGTAGTTCAAAAGCCGACTTGTCCCATTCCATGCAAATCTCTCCTTAAAACCTCATCTCCCACACTGCCACCATCCCCAATCCCACCACTGCCGCCCACGCCATCAGCCAGACCAGCCAGCGAGGCGATTGCTTCTCCTCGCCAAACAGCCAGCGGCGCTCATCGTCCCCGCGCCGGCGTTCCGATTCGGAGCGGACGGCTTCGGCAGCGGAGGAGAGGAAGTGTTCGGGGCTCATTTGGCACCAACCTTTCGCGGCGCGGCCTTGAGTAGCGATTCCAGCTTGTCAGCGGCAGCGCGCCAGAATTGCGCCCCAGCCCCAGCCCAAGCCCCAACCCAAGCCCCAGCCCAAGCCACAACCCCAGCCCAAGCCCAAGCCCAAGCCCAAGCCCAAGCCCAAGCCCCAGCCCCAGCCTCCTCCTTGCGGAATTCTGCTCGCAGAGTTTCGATGTACTCACCATCAACGACGCGCTGCCATAGAGCGGCGACACGCCGGCAGCGTTCAATTGCGTCTGCTGGTTGATCCGGCAATGCGGTCGCTCCCCACTTCTCATCCGTCAGGCACCAGACGGCGAATTGAGCGCTAACGAGAGAGAGATCCGCGCCAACAGGAATCGCAGACAGAAACCGCGTTGGCCAATCCAGGGCGTCTTTCTTCGGCAGCCCCTCGAAAATGGCGTCCTCTAAGTGCGCAATATCCTCCGGCACGCCAAGTTCGATTGGATAGCGGGAGTGGTCGTAGGCGTGCAGCGTGCAGCCCACAGCACAACCACGAGTCACGCCGTTCGACTCCCACGGAACGCCCTGGCAGAGTTCGTCCGCCTTGCGATGGGCAGCGACACGACGCATGTACTTCCGCTTGATTGCGGGGTCGTTGTGGTAGGCCAGTAGGGTTGTCATTTGTAAAACTCCGGTTGTCATTACCTTTTCCTCCCCAGAATCACGGCCAGCGACAAGGCTAGGCAGAGCAGCATCACGGCACGGATGGCGAGGACGTTGAGGCGGGTGGAGGGGGTCATGTGTCTAGTCCTGTACGCGGCGGACCTCCTCTGCGAACGCCCGTTGATACACAACAGCCCACACGCTTCCCGCCGGCAGAATGCGATGGCCGTGCTCCGGGTGCGCAATCGTGGTATCGCCGTGGCATTCAACCAGCGGGCCAACCAACTCTTGCGGTACGTTTGCGCCGCGGCAGACAGTCGCAATCAGTTGAGCCACGGCAGCCGGTTCTTTCGGCTGATAGACCGCGCACTCGCCTTCCGCAATGTGCCGAGAGCCTTGGGTATCACCCGGTGCAAGCTGCCGCCGCGTTTTTGTTCCTGCCGGCAACGACTCCAGGCAGACTAAATACAAATCGCCTTGGCGAACCACATCTCCGACGGATGCGGTTCCGACTTTGGCCGGCTCTGCCGCGTGCATCTTCTCGGCCGACTTCGCCACCGCGGCGATTTGCTTGCTAACACTCTGGACAGCCATCGCAACTCCTTTGCCGCTAGGCGGCGCTGATAATCCTGGAATTCAAACCACTCGACAGATAGCTTTGCGCGCCGTCGCACGTTTCGACGTTCGCGGGAACTTCAAGGGCAAAGACTTTCGCCGTACTGGGGCAGGCACAGACAAGCACGCAATGCCCATCGGCGCGATACAGAGATTCGCGCGTGCCTTCGATGTCGTTCCGACGGGCATGAATCCGCTTGGCGTTGATGCCAGTGAGATATTGTGGCCAGCCCCATCGTTCGATTCGCAGCCGCTTGACTTCCTCGTTTTTCTCGCCGCGGATTTGCTGGATGGTCTGCGTCTCTGGCCGCATCACGATCTGCTCATCAACGGCCACGCCGCGCAGATACCAGAGCTGCCATCCGTCCTGATATCGAATCGCCGGTCCATCTTCGCTGCTCATTCGGCCGCGCTCGTCACGCACGAGCCTCGCCGGACGATCGGTAAACACCACAACACCGCCGAATGGCCACCACCATCCCGCATCCGACAAACCGTCAAAACCGTCCATGGCATAGGCAGGCGTTAGCGACGCGCCGATATGCTGACCAAAGCGCAGCCACGCGACCCAGGAAGCGTCGTGTTGACCGAAGCCGCATTGATTTAGCTGGTCCCGAAGCTGGCCCCGAAGCTGGCCCCAAAGCTGGCCCCAAAGCTGGTCCCGAAGCTGGCCCCAAAGCTGGCCCACAAGCTGGACCAGAAGCTGGCCCAAAAGCTGGTCCCGAAGCTGGTCCCGAAGCTGGCCCCGAAGCTGGCCCCAAAGCTGGTCCCGAAGCTGGCCCCGAAGCTGGCCCCAAAGCTGGCCCCAAAGCTGGTCCCGAAGCTGGCCCCAAAGCTGGCCCCCAAGCTGGCCCTGAAGCTGGCCCCGAAGCTGGTCCCCAAGCTGGCCCTGAAGCTGGTCCCGAAGCTGGTCCTTCGCTGCCGGCAACTGCTTCAGCACGCCAGCCGCGAAGCACCCGCCGAGAGGCGAGTCCATCCAGATCACTATTTTCGGAGCCGGAATGTTCTTGGCCGCATACAGCTTTTTTACCGCGGTCTCGGTCCTGTCGCGATCGCACGGTCCAGTCGCCACGCCACGATCCAGCCACTGCTCTCGGAACCGCGGCAGGTAGGCTTCTTGCTCCGCTGTTAGTCGTTCGATTTTCTTATTCATTGCGGCACCTCTGAATTAGCGACCCAAACCTCACTCCCGTGCCGCGTGAAGCCGGCAGACTTGACCAGGCCCATCCGCAAAAGTTCCAGCCTTCTCGGCCTCGGTGTATTGCAGTTCCCGCCCGCCGCTACCCAGGCCGCGATGATTTCGTTATCGCTGGATGGCCCCAAACGCCGCAGCAGGTCGAGCACTTCCTGTTGCCGCTTGACGAGGACGGGCGCCATGGCCTCGGCGGCTGCGATGGAGGTGGGGCTGTGACGCTGGGCGGGGGCCACCATCGGTAACTCAAACAACGCCATTTGCACGGCTATGACTCCCGCGAGGAATTGAACACCGTTCCAAGCTGCGAAAACGACTCTCGAAATTCAGCGCGACGACTTCCGAAGTAAAAAATGGCGTGTCCGTCGTCTGGAGAATCTCCAGCAACACCACCCCAGAATTTGATTCGGCCGTGAATGATGCACACGCCATCGCACTCACCCAGGAGCGGCGCGAAGTAGCGAGCCGTAAGCGTCCGCATTGCGGACAGAACGCACATTTCCTGAATGCCACCCGCCCGCCACTCGGATAGAACCTTCACGACCCATTCGTCCCAATGACTAAATGGCGGATTCAGCCACACGCGGCCCGACCATCGCTGCAAGAGGCCGTCATCGGAGACCGTGAAAAACCTTGTAGCCCGAACAACACGATTGGCAATCGCGTGTGATGCCGGGTCTAGGTCGATGCCGCCCATGAGCGTGCGGGCTGCGTCGATAATGATTTCGTTCGTGTAAAAATCGTCGCCAGTGATTTCACGCTGCCCCATGTCGAACGCCCCGGACATGCCCGGCAGCAAATGCTGCGGACGCGGCTTTGTCCGCGTGCTATTCGGGAGCCATGTCGTTGCGTCAACCACTGGCAAGTTCTCTCGTTCTGCGTCCGATGTTTCCGCCACCGCGACAAACCACTGATCTCTAAGCCACCGCACGTAATCGGTAATTTCCGCCTTTGGCCAGAACACTTCGTCCTCGCCTGGAATGGCGATGCCGCGAAAGTGTTTCTTGATGAACGTCTCGTCCGCCACCTTGCCGCGCACTTCGCAGAGCAGGTCGACCGGCACTTCGCGTCCGACTTCGCCCTTGGCGTGCTGTTGCATCCTCTTTCCTCGCGGCTGGCGGGACTGGCCTACCATCACGAACCGCTCGTTGTCGTAATTCAGAAAGTAAATCCATGTCGCAGACTCAGGTCGGATCGGTGGTCGCGCGTTGCCGTTTGTCGAGGGTAGCGATGCAGCTACCGACACTTGGATTCCTTAACCCGCTTTGCGGGTCGTCCGTGTGATTTCGCGGACAGGTTCGGCAGAGAGCCGAAAGAGCCGCAGTCTTTACTTCGCGTTGCCTCGGCTTCGACACCTAAGCAACGTCGGAAAGTTTAGCAAGTGCGAAACTGCCGTCAATACCAGTTAGGCAGATTTCGCCAACTTCTTTTCGCGGAGCAGATCAGCCGGTTCGGCGAGCCCCAGCGCAATCGCGAATGTTTCTAGGCTTTCTAGCCCTGGACGGCGGTGTCCATTCAGCATTTGCGAGACGAAAGATTTTCCGCATTTCAGCCTGTCGGCAAGCTCATCCTGGCTCAGTTCAAGCTGCTGCATTCGCTCGCGGACGTTGCGACGAAAGGCGTTCGCCAATCTAGCGGACATTGCTACCATGCCTTGCAGTTTAGCAACTGCTGCTGTAATGTCAAAGGCGGCGGGCCGGGTCGAAGAGGATGCGACTGCGTTGCACCCAACCAGCCCGCCGCGTGTTTCAATTTGCGTTTTCCAACTCCGCTAATTACCGTGAATCCTGAACTACCGAACGCGGGACTGAATCAACAATTCTGTGCGGCTGAGAACAGTCCGCCTTTAGCGGGGTTGCTGCCGGCGGTAACTCTTCCGCAGGTTCCGCCATTGCTAGGCATTCCGGGCGTGATGCGCACTCCGTATTACAACCGCCGATAACGAGGCTGTTAGGCTGAACTGACCCGCCAGTCAGTTGACGACGTTAGGACATGGATACCGCCACGAATGGCGGGCAGCTTGAGGAGTACCACGATGCACACGAACAGAGAAGCCTTCCATGTCCGAAACCCTGCTCTCGCTTTGCGAGCGGCTCTACTGGCCGCTGAATCTCAGAATTCACGAGCCAACACGTTATCAATACTCTATTGCTCTGCGGGATTACGGCCGGTTCCTTGGCCGTGACCCAACGACCGATGACCTGGGCGACGATTCGATAACCTGCTGGATGTCCAGGCGGTTAGATGACGGGCTTGCCGCCATCACCGTGAAAGAACGGGCGGGGAGAATTCAAAGCCTTTGGACGTGGCTCGCCAAGCGGCGGATTGTCGATAAGTTCCCGACGTTCACCAAGCCGCGAGTGCCTGAGTCGATGCCGCTGGCATTCTCGGAAGAGGAGTTGCAACGATTCTTCCGCTCGTGCTTCAAAGAGCGGGGATTGATTGCAGGCATCCCGGCGGACATTTGGTGCAGTTCATTCTTCGCGTTTGTGTTCAACACGTCGGAGAGGAAGTCCGCAGCCTTGGCCGTTGAAATCGCCTGGGTGGATTTAGACGCGCGGATTTGCATGATACCGCCAGCCGTCCGCAAAGGCGGCATCAAGGGCGCCTGCTATCCGCTCTGGCCTGAGACCGTGCCGCTGCTGCGCGATTGCATCGCCGCCAACCCCCGCCGCGTCCACCTCTGGCCGTGGGATAAGTGCGAGGAGAGCTACTACACGCTGCTGAACCGAATTCTCAAAGATGCCGGCTTGCCGGTGGACCGCAAGCATAAAACGCATTCGCTGAGGGTAACGCACAACACGCATTACAAGCGGATGACTGGCCAGCATTCGCCGCTCTTAGGCCACAGCAGCAGCGAGACGAGCGAGCGGAGCTACGAGGACAAACGGTTCACCCAGCGCGACAACCCGACCCTATTCATCCCGTGGCGTCTGCCGGGGTAGGGGTAGCCTTAGCGTTTTCGCTTCCCGCGCAGTTCGAGCTTCAGCGCCGCCGCGAGCTTGCCGGCATTTCCGAGCCGCATGTCAGCACCGGCTAGAAACTCGCTGATCTTTGCTTGGCCGACGCCGGACTTGTCGGCGAGTTGGGCCTGCGTTAGACCGCTGGATTGGATCGCACGGCGGATGGTGGTGGCGAGGTCCATGATTAACCGCGTGGTGCAGGATAGGCAGCGAGTGTCGGATAAATTGGTTTGCCGCCATGTCGAGAGATGAAATCAGCGAACGCTGCTTCGGTCATTGGTACTATCTCGGTGGCCACGGAGTCGCTGCACATTTGCCAGACGCTAGGATCGTCGCCACCAACCTCCCTGGTCAGATTTGGGGCGGTAACCAGCACTCGGCCGGACGGTGATTGAGACATGGCCATCAGCTTGTTCGGGCGCTCGATCATGTTATTTCTCCGTGTGCAAAAGAGGCCCCGGCCAGCCAAGGGCGCTGACCGGGGCAAGGGTGACTCAACTACATCCAGCGGTAGTGCTGACCGTTGCTGGCGGTGTAGTCGCTGACCGATCCGTGACGGCCGTCGATGATCTCGGCGGCAATTTCCTCCTGCACGTCGGCTGGCAGGTTATCCTCGGTCGCGTTGACCCAGCAGTGCCCTTGGCCGCCGCTCTTGTCGTACTGGACCTGATCCACGATTTCATACAGCCGGTCGAGTCTGGTTTTGCTTGTCGTCGTCATTTTCAGTCCCCTTTTTTCTCTCCCACTGATCCGCGTGGGCCGGTGCAAGTCACTCGCTTGCCATGTCTCTAACTATATCCGTATTCGGATTGCCGTCAAGGGTATTGAGAGGAAATCCGGCACAAAAGACAAGTCGTCTAGAATGGGCCGGTGCCGCCGAATTAGCCTGCCGGGGTAGGGGTGATGTAGCCTCCCGCCCGCCGCGCGGGTACGATGGGGGGATGGACGAAAACTGCCGATTGCTGCCAGCCGCTTGAGCCAACCAGCTACGAAGTCACAATCAGCGGCCTCGGACCTGACTACGTTTGCACGCTCACGCCAGGGGACCTTGCTGCCGCTCACCGCATGGGAGGCGTCCCGCCATCGCCCGAAGGAGCGTGCGGCTTCACTCGTCTGACGCCGCCGCTTCCGCCCGCGGGATAGCCTCGTATCGCGGACAGCCCACGCAGTATTGCACCCCCGCCAGCGGCTTGCCCAAGCTACATTCACCAAACACCTCGCAGGCATAGATTTTCATCCGCACCTTTCCGCGGCACTCCTGGCACTCCTGCTGCCGGACTTCGGGGCCGAGGTGGAGGCATGGGCCATTGCGAACAACGCCGCCTTCCGGCACGTCGCACATTCTGCCGCAGCGTTCAGGCGGGTCTGGCGCAAACTGTTCGTGGCCGCAGCGCGTGCAGACTACCTTGGGCCAGCCCAGCTTATTAACGCCCTCCCCGTAGGTAAACTTGCACCAGTTCATAATGAAGTCACGAGAGCCGCGGTATGATCCGAAGTGCAGCAGTCGCTGCCAAAGTCCAAGGCCCAAGGGATTGACTCAGCTACCCAGGTGCTGCAATCGTCAGAGTGGCCAGAGGAGTTCCATGAAATTTGCGTTTGGTACGTGCCGGTAATGGAGAAGAACCGAGCCAGCACAACCGTCATGCCGCCGCCAGCTCCGATGTCGCCCTTGAACACGCGAAGGAAATAACCATCGCCGCACGTCACGGGAAGTTGAAGCCGCCATTCGCAGATATTGTTGAAGTATTCTATAAACGGCAGCGTCCAGGTTCCGTTAGCTGAGGCGCAATCGCTGGAGGATTCGTTGCTAATCCCAGCAATGACGACTTGCAGGCTGACAGGGGCCGATAGATTGCAGCACGGAAAGCAGTCGTGGCAATGGCTGTCCTCGAAACCGCTCTTGCTGAATAAGAAGTTATCAAATTTTACATCTGAGCTACCGGACCCAGTTCCGCAGCCAGCTTGCTTACTCGTAATAGTCGGCGAGGATGAAAATGAAATGAAAAACATTGCGCTGGTGGTTTCGTAGGCCATCACCCGCACAAAGCCGCCACCGACACAGAGGAAGACGTGGATAACGTCAGTTGCGTGAAACCCCGTTAGCGTCTGCGTTGATCCTCGCTGGGTATCGACGCCAGCGCTGCGCTGAAACAGCTTTAATGTTCCATTCGTCGCCCCCGGCTGAACCTCGCAGAACCAATAATTATTCGAGTCCGTGTAGGCCGTTATGAGCCGGCCCTTGTCGGAAGTAGTAGCACATGTAATATCCGCCGACACGTATATCCCTGTAGCCCCTGCTCCGCTCGCCGCGTTCGTCACTTCAGCAGCAGATGCACTCGTGCAATTGAGCGTCCCGCTGGCGATGGCAAACGTGCCTGATACGTTGGTCCAGTTGGCGGAGAGGTCGTCGGACGCAAAGGTATCGGAGAAGATGGTGCAGGAATCGCAGCATGGCGAGCATGTATTAGGTTTTCCAGGCACGTTAGCATTCCCAAGGCCAGACGTACTGGTTTCCGCTGCCTGGCTCTTGCCATACCAAGCACCATTTCGCGGCAGTCACAGCAGCGCCTAATGCCTTTGCCGTCACCTGCTCGTCGATGCTTTGCTCATTCACATAGATAGTAACTGTACCGGATGCGCCCTTTGCAATATCGCTGTCCGGCTTGCAAATGTAGGTATGATCTCGCTGAGGCAACGGCCTCGCGTACCTTACTCCCGTCCTGGGAGTCCGGGATTCCAAGCCCTCCCTATCGGCCAGACGGGAAAGAACGTGGGCCTTCTGCTCACCGAACGTGAATCCACGCGGCTGATTAACGGCCATTAGGCGTTGTACCCTTTGATGAGAACTTTACAGGTGGCGGTGTCTGCCTTCATTCGCAGCGTAACAGCGGCGTCCATTACGAACCTTGCCGTCTTGCCCGCTGCCAGCTTTCCGAAGGCGATCATCGCACCGCCGGATTTTGGTCCGTACTGGACGAAGTTTGTGCCGTCTAAGTTTTGCAAGATGACCAGGCTGGGGGTCACGTCTCCGAACGCCACATCCTCCTCCGCCGTTCCGATGCTGACTGTTCCTGGATTTCCGCCGCCCGAAGATGCCTGCGTAATTGTCACAAGCCCTGGCGCGAAGCTGTCCCGAAAACTGCCGTTCACAACATTAACGCTTTCAGAAATACGAATCTCGTTGGCCATGCGGCACTCCTTAGAATGGCCCTAGGTCTAACTCATTGAAGTCAGCTTCGGGAAATCGGTTAAATCTCAAAATGACGGGCGGTGCGTTGGGGTCCGTCTCATAGTCCGACAGCGGGAAACCAGCACCGTCAAGCCTGCCGGTAATCGCGTTGCCGTGGCGGTCGATGAATTGGAGGCGGTCGTCAGTGTCAATATCGTAGTAGTACGTTCCGGCGTCGCACAGGAGTTCCGTCCAGCCCTCCTGCACGTCGGGGATGAATGGGATGGCGAACTTCAAAACGTAACTGACCTTGCGGAAATACGTGCCGTTCCAAATCATCTGCGTGTCTTTGCGGTCACTGATGCCAGCCATCAGAACATCGCCTGGCGACACACCCCAGAAATCGGCGGAGTTGCGGTGATTGACGTAATCCGTGATCGTATTCGGGTCAAAGTCCAGTTGATGCCGCTCGATGTGCAAAATGGGGATTGCGTACTGCGTCACCATTTCGATAACTTCGCCGGCCGAGCTAGCGACCAACTTGTCGGTATCCACGTCCCGCGTAAAAGGCCGCTCTACGATTTCAAAATCCCAATACCATTCTGGCTGGCGTTGGTCCGGCGGAGTATTCTCGTCGCGGTTCTTGTCTTCGTCAGAGAGCGGTTCGTAGTCGAGGTCCAGATACCATTGGTTCCGGCTTTCCTTGCTACGCTCTAGGTCGATGCCAGATAGCAGGGGAGGGTCCAAGCCAAGAAAATCGAAAGCGTCACCAATTTGAAAAGGCAACTGGCTCAAGATTACCTCGCCAAAGTCATTCTCGTTATCGACGATAATTAGCCGGCGGTCCCTGTGGCGGGTGACGACCTTGCGCGAAGGTGGTTGCCCCTCAAGACGGCGAGTCGTCTTGGGGTATCCGGGTTCCCTGCCGTAGCTGATGACAGTCATTTTGTTCTGGAAATTTGACTTTCGGCAACCGTGTCTGCAATACTGGTTCGCTCACCACCGAGAGACTTCCAATGAAATACGCTGTTCCTATTTTGGTAATTTCCTGGCTTGCTATCCTTAGCTGCTGCGTCGGCGGATGTTTCTTTGTTGCGTCCCGTTCCCCCGCGCGGCAGCCAGCACAAGCCAAACAGACTCAAGAGCCATTGGCCAGCGACAAGGCGCAGCACGACAGAAGAAAGGCAATCGACATTTATGTGAAGGCTGGCTTGATCGTTGCGGAGCGAAAAAACGGAACCACGCCGCACATTTCCGTTGACCCTATTATTTGGAAACAGATGGCATTTTCGGACAAGGAAAACCTCGCGGCTGTGCTCGCCGCGTGGTACTACAAAACCCAATCCGTTCCTCGCAAGGGAACTATCTCGACGCGAGAAATGGTCGTGTTCTACGACTTCACTACGGACGAGGAGATCGCTACTTTTTTTCCGATCAAGGGATTGAAGCTGAAGCATTGATGGGCTCACTCGATAATCGTCATCGGGGCCTGCTTGGCAATTTCGTCCTTAATGTCCGACAGCAGTTGACGCATCTGGTCCTGATTCTTTGTCTGTTTCTTCGCTTCGCTCAGGCTGGGGTCTTGGGAGGCGTATTGCAATTTCACGGATTCAATGCTGCGAGCGCCGATTGCCTTTGTCGTGCCAGCCCCAGTAATCCCTTGTGTGCCCTTCTCCGCCTTGTCCATTAAGTCTTCCAGCCCCCGCTGGAACGTCTCAGGGCTAATGGACCAGTTGGCGAACGCCTCCTGCAAGGTGGTGAACTGGTCCTGTAGTTTTTCGGTTGGCGTCTTCAGTGAGTCCGCCAGCTTCTCTCCCTTGTCGGCTATCTCCTGAATGCGCTTGGTCTCGGCGGCAATCTCGTCTTGGGTGAGCTTGTCGAGGGCGTCAAAGTATTTATTCCACCAATCTTGCAACGCCTGCTGCGAATGCTCGGCGGCCTTCGCGGCAGCTTTAGCCGCGCCCTCATCTTCATTGGGAATAATGGAGGAAATGTTTTGCGAAGCGCGAATAGCCGGTGAACTGGTCAGATCGTTCATCAACTTCTCGGTTCGGGTCAGCTCCCCTTCCTTTTGGAGGAAGGCCCCGGTGATATCGCCCCTGGATAATTTTTCCCAAGAGTCCAGCGTGTCAACTACGCCCGCCATCGTGAAGGCGATTGTGCGGAGAACGTCCCGAAGCAGTTTTCCTTCCTCGGTTCCCTTTCCGAATGCTTCGGCTAAGTCCTTGGCAAAGTCGCGAATCAGCGGGGCCATGTCGCTGGCCAGCAGATCGACGATGGATTCCATCGCCGTGGTGAGCCTGCCTATTTGGTCATTCGCGCTTTCAATCGTGGCAAAGTCGATGAACTTGACCTTGGATAACTCGGTTTGATCGTCGATCAGTTTCCGAATTTCCGTTCCGCCAGCGGCTAGCGTAGTGGCAAGCTGCTCGCCGCCCTTGCCGAGAATCCCCTTGGATAGTGCGAGTCGTTCATCGACGTTCTCTACCTTTTGCAGAGCGTCGGAGATCTCCAGTAGGGCTTTATCGAGAGACATGCCGGACAGCTTTTGAGCCGACAAGCCAATCCGGTCTAAGGCTTCAGCCGCCGGGCCCTTGCCGCTCATTGCTGCCTCGCCGATATTCACGCCCATCTTGCGGAATGAGGCATCAAACTGTCCAGCGTCCACACCGCTAATGTCTTGCGCGGCTCGGCGCAGGCCAGTCAGTGAAGCCTCATCAATGCCCAGAGTCTTGGCAACTTTGGCAATCTGATCGAGTCGCTCCATCGACGCGGCTACTTTGCCGGCAATGGACTCAATGGCCTGTAGCCCGCTGTGGACAAGGCCCATCACGATGTGGAACGCCTGGAAGCTGGCTGATACTGGGTCAACTACGATTCCCAAGTGCTGCATGGTACGACCTAGAACGTCGTATCCCTTTGCTGCTTCGATGGGCACCTGTGCGTTGCGAAATTCTCTAGAGAGTCTAAGATTCTCAGATACTTCCAATTTCGCCGAATTGGCGCGAATCTGCGCCATCCTCTCCAGTGCTGATCTGGCTTCGTCGGCACGCTGTTTGGTGGCTTTTAGATTCTCGTTGAATTCCAGCAGGGCCGACTTGGCTTTTACGTCGGCTAAGAAATTAGCTGGCGGAGCGCCGGAAGCCTTCGACATTTCCGCCCGCAGTTCAGCCATCTTTCTCGTGATGGCTTCGGTGCTTGCCGGGAACTTTTGCTGCAACTCTTCCAGTCGCTCCATCGACATAGAGAATCGCTCAACGTCAGTGCGCGTTGAGCCGAAGATGGATTTCAGGTCGCGAAGCTCAGCGCGCGAAGCCGTAACGCCAGCCGTTAGCCGAGAAGAATCGGCTATTATGGAATACGCAATTGACCCCACCGTTGGAATTGGACACCTCCTAAAACCCCAATCGAGTTTTCCATCTCTGGCTCAGGGTCGCTTCATCCACTTCCTCGGACGCGGACTTGCGGTTGTCCTCGTTAGGAATCAACTCTGACGGGCATACCGGCGAGGAGGAAAAGGCGTTCTTAATTGCGGCCTCAATCCGTGTTGCTTGGTCCCAATCATTGCCCCACGGCTCCAGACGATACATTGCTTCCCACTCCGCAAACTCGGCTGGCGTGATCGTGGCCAGTACGTTGTTTACGTCGAGGCGGCGAGCGACCGATCGGCAGAGGAAGAGGGCGAACCTTCGCCGCCGGTCGCATCGAAGTTTTTTATTGCTTCCTCCGCATCCTGACGCAGGCCGCAATGCTCCCGAATCTCCCGCACGAGAGGCTCCACGAGGGCCGTATCGACGGATGCCAGTTTGCCCGCGTCCAGTTCGGTAAAGATCGGTTCGCCGTCCCCGTCGCAGACGCAGGCAATCAGCAGCCGCACGTTGGAGCCGCGGATGCCGGCTGCGCTGAGCCCGCCCTTGCGAAAGTCGATATTACGGGCGTCGATGTCGGCGTATTCCGCCTCAGTGATCGAGCGGATACGGCACGTCTTGCCGCCCCACATCGGAACCGTCTTGAATCGTCGCTTGGTAGCCGCGAGGAAATCATCCCGGCTGGCGAATCCATTACTCGCTGTCATTGGCAATCTCGTGTTCCTCTGGGGGTGGTGCGCTAAATTTGCCGACGCCGCCAGTGATCTTGGTGACTTCGGCGGCAATCTTTTCTTGTAGCGGCAGCGGCAGCGGCTCCGTGAATGAGAGGTATCTGCCGGGATCGTTCTTTCGCCCGCAATAAACGCCTAACCGCTTACCGTTGACCTGGACGAACGATTGCCCGGTGTCAACGTCAACCGTTTCGCTCGCGCCGCCAATGTCAATCTTCATTTGCCCAATGTGCGGGATCAGTTCCACTTTCAAATCCATTGCCTAGGACTCCAGGGTATATGCCGGACCAGTGCCGCCGTTGAATTGAAACACCAAATCCCCCTCGTTGAGCTGATTGCGCTGGAGGTTCGGCAGCAGCCGGCGCTTGATGAGATAGCCAGTTCCCGAAACCGTTGCGGCGTTGTTGCTGCCGGACGCTTCCTTGGGCAGCGTGATCGTGAGCGTGTCGATAGAGCGGAGCGCCGGCGGAGCCGTGGCACCTGCCCAGCGGGTGCGAAAATGAACCTGCCCAGGCGAAGGATTGTCGCCCGGAATGTTGATGGCAAAACTGCCGGCGGCAACGTCAAGCGTGGTGGAATCAACCACTTCGACTTCGTTGTCCACTTCGCCGATCTCGCGATACTTGCCGCTGAATCCGCCCGCGAAGGTGACGGCAGCGCCGGAGCCGGTGAAACCTGCCATAACTTATCTCCTAGGTGGCGTTGGCCCAAATTGTGAATGTTTGCTTGGTGATCTTCCGCCACTCCCAACCGCCAGCGACCGGCTGATCGACCATCTCTGACGGCCCAAAAGTGAGCGAAACGTCCTTGTAGTCCATGCCGTTGTAAATGCCCTGCAAGTTGGCCGGCAGGGCAGAATCGCGAATGGCTTTGGCGAGGAGGTTGGCTTGGTCGCGATCCTTGCCGTAGGCGAATACCTGGATTTGCGCCTGGAAGCATCGGTTCGTTCCGCTCAAATCCTCATGCGCCAGATTGCTTTCGACGAACACGACCACGGCGGGCGGCTGCGCGTTCTGCTCTAGCACGTCGGCGTAAATCTGTGACTTGCAAATCGCCGTCACCTCGGATGTTGCATAGAGGCGTTCGCGCACCGATTTGCCGATGTCATCGCTCATGCCACGGCCTCCTGCATGACGACCTTGCATTCGCGGACAATCGGATGCGGCGCTAGTCCCGTATAGTTCCAGTAGTCCGAATCGGTTTCCCACGCCCCCGCTTCGTCGCTGGGAACTAGCACTTGCTGTCCGGCATGTTTGACGCCAATTTTGCGGGTAGCGTAGAGCCGCGGATTGCCGAGCATTTCGTGGAGTCGGTAGCTAAACAGCCAATCCTCCGAAACTACTTCCGCCACATGCTTGCCGTCGTGAATGCAAATCCGCTCCAGCGAGCCAAAGTTGATTTTGTCGCACCACGGCTTACGAAGATCGCACAGCCATAGCCCGGTGTTGAGCAAGAGTTGCCCGCCCACATCTTCGCCGCCAAAGGTCTCCGGCAATTCCAGGGCTTCCTTGACAGTGATCCGGCGCCGCGTCCAGATATCGCCGTAGCAGACTGCCGTGGATGTTAGCCCGCGTTCGTCCTTAATGGCGATGACGGATGAGACGATATCGGCATCGCGTTCCGTCAGCAGTTCGTGCAGTTCCGCCAGCCATACACCGTCCGGCCACACGTCATCGTGGATCATCGCAAAGTGAGTAGCCCGGCCACGGTCGCGAGCATTTAGGGCGGCGGCCCAGAGGCGGTCGAAGTTGTGATTGAGCAGGGAGCACGGCGAGACATCCAGGTAATTTACCTTCACCGGATTCTCTGTGGATGCTGGCCAGAAGTAGCCGCGCGCAGCGCCGAACGAAACGGTATTGGACCGCCGCGGCATGCCAAGCGCGATAATGGTTTCTTGATTCACGGATGGTTTAGGAGCTTCTCGGATTCGCTGGTGATCTTGGCGACAAAAGCAGACTGCTGCTCTGCCTTCGTTTCGTTGGCGGCCCGCTGGAGGTAATCGGTCGGCGGCAGCGTCACGCCGGTATGGCGGCCCCAGAGAACTTGATTGTGCGGATGGCCAATGGCGTTGATGAGGTTGCCGGCGGGATGCAGCGGGCCGGCGTAGATGGCGACCGTCGAGCCGCGGTAGTGGCGAATCGACGAAACGCCAATCGTGTCCTTGTGCTGCTTTGTGTTCTGTCGGGCGGCCTTCAGCTTCTTGGACCAGCGGGAACGGGAGCCGCTCTTGACGCTATCTGGGGCAAGCTGGCGGGCACGCATCACGACCGGGGCGGCAGCAGCGCGGACGCCCTTCTCTAACACGCTAGTCCGAACCTCGAATTCCAGGCGCGCAAGTTGAGCGTCAGCCGCATTGAACGACGCAGAGTCAATCTCAACAGTGGCAAACGACTTGGACATTACTTCGGTTCCTCTCCGCAAATCAATTCGAGTTCGATGCCGTTCCGGTTGAGGTCGTCTGGATTCAGAATGTTAAGGCGGTTTTTGTTCGGCAACTCTTCCAGCCAATCCACGGCTCGCAGCGGTTTCGAGGGGTCGCCCCACATCTTCACCTTCAATGTCGCCGTCGCGTACATCTGCTGGAATCGTTCGGCCTCCCGTCCCGTCAGTTGTTCAATCGAACAATACACTCCCGCCCTGTGAATCGTCGGAGGGCTCTTGCCGGGTACATCGCCTGCCGGTTCTGCAGGCCGCATCACGTTGACGACGTGCCGCAGCTTTCCCGCTTTCATCCGTAAGTCCCTACCATCGCGCCGGAATCCTCGCAGCCGAGCAGGGAGCCAACGGCTAATGCCAATGGCCCGCCCGCTGTGCCGACAGCTTCCCGATTCTCAAACCAGTGCCCAATCAATAGGAGCATCGCCTGCTTAATCGTCTGCGGAACGTCCGCCCTTGCCCCGTAGCCGGCCAGGTACGTCACCCGCACTACGCCAAGCTGGTCAATCGTCAACGGCCAGACGGCACCGAGCACCAAGCCAACCCGCCCCGGCTCGCAGGCCGTGTCAATCACGTATTCCGAAGCCGCCAGCGTTTGCGTGACCCCTTGCGTGTCGTCGTATTCAATGCCAAGCGTCAAATGGTCCGCATCCGGCGTCAGGCTTTGCAACGGCGGTCGCGGCAGCCTAAGCACGTACTCCTCGCGGTAGTCAGGAAAGCAATCGCGGGTCAGCTTCAAGGTCTGCGTAATAAACGCTTTGCCGGTAGCGCGCTCGCAGTAAATGCGGGCAGCGGTAATCAGCCCTTGCAGCAAGGTATCGTGCGCGATGTTGCCCAGCAGACCGCACTGACCCTTGGCTTCATCCAGGTCCAGCGGCTCCTCGGTAGGCGCGACGGTAACTTGCAGGCCGAACATTACAGGGCCTCAGATTTCCCGTGTCCCTTGTGAGCGGGGCCAGGAACGAGGGATTCCTTTTCCTTGACCAGCGTTTCCTTGGGCTTGGCCGTCTCGTCCCTTACCTCGACGGCAGCGTTCCGGCGAATCCAGCGATTCGCATGGTCGTCCGGCAGGTCGTGGGTCTCGCCGGCCTTGTACGACTTGGACCGCTCCAGGTCCGGCGAGCCGTCAGGCTTGACCTGCGGATAGTTAGCGTCTTTCAGGAATTTGATTCGCATAGTTCACGCTCCTTTTTGGCGTTTCGTTGACGGTAAACCTCGTCGGTTTTCCACTGACCCCAAGCCATATCGTTCGGGTAGTCACTGGTTCCGCTGTGATCGACTTTAACTTTTCGGGTGGCGTAGAGTTTGGCCCCTGCTTCGTAGGCACGATGGCTGAACAGCCAATCCTCAGGGATTACCTCAGAGACTCGCGTCCCGTCAGCCGTGCGACGAATCCTGGTTTGAAAGTCGAACGGTGCATCGCCGACTTCGCCGGGTGCTACGTCGATTGCGTCAACCCAAGGCTTCGTGATGTCAGCAACCCATAGACCTGAGCCGAGCAGCAGCGGACCCTCGACTTCCTCTTCGCCGAATGTTTCAGGAAGTTCGTGAACCTCGGTCATCGTGAGCCGCCGCGGCAACCATAGATCGCCGGTATTAACGGCCGTAGTGGTCAAGCCGCGCTGCGTTTTGATTGGAAACACAGTCGATACGATGTCAGCCCCAAGCCGCTCTAGTTCGTCCACGAGCGTATCGACCCACCACGGAGCTGGCCCGATATCGTCGTGAATCATGGCGAAGTATTTAACCGGCACGCCGGAATCGCGCAGGTTAAGAACGCCAGCCCACGCCTGGTTAAAGCAATCAGGAAGGATTGTTGAGATCGGCTTAACAAGCACCGAGATTTGGCAGCGCTTGCATGGGAAGCGGTAGAAGCCTTCCGCTGCGGCATCGTCCGCAATCTCGCGACCGCGGCGGGCCATTGCCAGGGCCACGAGCGGCTTATCGTCCGCTGCGGCTGGTGCCGGTTGCGGAGCCCGCAGATTCGCCGGGTCGATCACTGCCACCGAACCGTGACGGCTAAGCAGCTTGGCGCCGCAGTCCAATAGCGAGTTGACGGCCAGCGTCACGCCTTCATCCCAGCGCCCGTCATATTCGCCGGGAGCGAGGCGGTAGTCGTGGAAGGCGAGCCGGCCGCCGGGGGACAGCACCCTGAGCGCCTTCTGCACATCGGCCATGACCGATGGGTAATCGTGTGCACCATCGATGAAAGCGAGATCGTAACTTGGCTCTGGCAAACCCGCTTCCGGTTCACGGAGGTCCACATTTCCATATACCGCATATCGCCGTAGATTCGCGATACATTCCTCGAACGTATCGCGTGGATTCGGCGTTCCCCTACCATCCCAGCAGTCAACGGCTGTAAGTCGCTTTGCCGTCTGCGCCATGCAGATCGTTGACCGTCCGCAATAACTTCCGATTTCCAACACGGTACGGCCGCGCGCTAGATCAGCCAGCGCGCGGCCTTCAAGTGGCGTAAGCCAACCGTCAACGTCTTCAGGAAAAACCCAGTCAGGCATAATCAGTCCAGAATTGCGGAAGTCGGAGTCGCCTTGGCGAAGCGTGCCGGATACAGATAGAACGTGATCGACAGAGTGGTGTTGACTGCCGTCGCCGCTTTCACGCACACGCAGTCGAAGCCGCCGGCGACATCCAAGTCCGTCGGTTTGATGTCGATGATGTGCATCAACTGCTTGGAGTTGGTTGTGCTCGTAGTGAAGGTGTTGGACGTGACGGCCGTTTCAACCAGCGTGTCGGTCGCGGCACAGTCCGTGTTGGCGTACTGCGTCGAGAAGGCTAGCGCTTTGCCGCTGGTATTGGCAACGTCCACTGCCTGACCGAGCGTGATTGCTGAGCCGGTCACGGTCGAACCGTTCAGCGCCTGAATGAGAACATGGCATCGCTCGTATCCCTTGAGAGATACGAAGTCGGACGTGCTGGTCGAGGGAGTTTGCGCCCCCAACCCGTAAACGATCTTGGCCTGCTCGTGCAGCATGGCGTTGGCGTTGATGGTCATATGGTTTTCCTTTCGGTGGATTTGCTGGTTGGTTTAGCGGGCTTCGAGCGCCACGTAGGGCGAGTAAGTCGTGCTGCCATCGCGGGCAGACAGCGTGGACGACCACCACGTGATCCCGCCGACGCGGAGGACGAACTTGAACGCCATCAAGTCCTGGTCGAACCACAGGTGCATGGACGTTTCCACGCGCGGATTCGGGCCGGACTTCAGCACCGCGAGGTATTGGGTGAAGTCGATAAAGGCGATGTCGCCCTTGTCGCCCAAGGTTTCGCACACCTGATTGGGAACAACCGGACGGCCAAGCAGCGTCCCGAACGGTGAAGCACTCAGCCCGCCCGGCGGAACGTAGAGCAGACCGCCCCAGCCCGTAACCGCATTGCCCACCGCATCGCGGCCAGGCAGGGACAGGTTGAGCAGTTCGGCCTCAATGTCGGGATTGATGAGCCAGACCGCGTTCTTGCGGCAAGGGGCATACATCCGCATGTGCATCTTGATGACGTTCAGGCCAATCAAGGTGTCGGCCGTCTGCGAGCTTTCCTTACTCACCGTGACGAGCGCTGGGCTGTTGAGGACGCCGAGCGGTTGGCCAACTCCGGTCCCCTGGAAGATTGCCAGATCAACCTTGTGGCCGATCTTTTCGGGAGCTTTCTTGCGAAGCCAAGAATCCAGCGCCGACGCATCGGCCATGCTCTCCTCGGTCATCGGAACCAAGCAGCGAATCTTGTTCGCCTTGATGGTCCGCTCGCCCAGGGCTGGCTTGCTCTGCGTGGCGGCAACCGCTTCGCCGTCCCACGTCGCCTGAATGCCGCCGGTCGTCTGCCAGGGACTCGTCTCGTCCATCGGGCAGGTAAACTGGTTGCCGTCCACCGTAACCTGATCGCACTTGGCGAGCAGCGAATCCTCCGCGAGGATTGTCTGCATGATGGAGTTGCGGAAGTCGGGCGGAACCGCAAAGCCGCCGTCAGCGCCGGAACCTTCGTTGCCGTAGGTCGTAGCCGCCGCCAGACGTTCGCTGCGTTCCAAGCGGGGGTCCAAACTGCCGCCGCGGCTGCAAGCCTTTGCCACAGCCCAGGCCATGTCACCCAGGCTGCGGAAGCCGCCGTTCTTGCTCAGGCTAAAATCTTCGACGGCCCGAATCGTGGTCTTCGGCTTGTAGCGATTGCCGTTGGGGCTGAGCTTCTCGTCGCCTTCCTCGGCGGGTTCGGCCGGCGCTTCCGGCTTCGTCTTACGTCCGTTCGGCTTGAGCAGGAGTTGCTGCTGCTCCTCGTGCGCCTGGAGCCGTTCGATGTTTTCCTTGGCGGCAGTGAAAGCGGCCTGGTTGGCGTCGAACTTCTCGGTCTCTTCAACCGTGAAATCCCGCTTCTCCGCATCGGCTTTGGCTTGGAGAGTTTCATTCTCCGTGAGCAGCAATTGCAGCCGCTCTTTGAATTCGTCAATTTTCATTGCGTGACCCCTGGGGGCCGCGCAAATAAAAAGGCGCGGCCGGTTGGTTGAGAAAACCAACGGGCCACGCCCTACACGTAAAGCGTTTATCCGTTCTTTCGGCAATCGCTGCTCTGGTCACGCCAAGAGCGCGGGCTGCCTGATGGATTTACTTATTGCAGATTTCTTGCGCCTTGGGAACGGTTTTGTACCAATCTATTACTGCCATACTTTTGCACGGTTGTCTTGCTCAGGTTTAACTCACTCGCAAGCTGGCGCACGGTCGCCTCGCGGCGCTTGGCCTGAATCTCTTGCTTCATCGCAAACGGAAGTGGCTTGCCGCGCTCAGCCATCACATCCCCTCCGTCGGCGACGCATCCACTAGTGATTCAGCGACTAGCCTTCTAGCGATAGCGTTCGCCGCCATTTGCTCGGCGGCTTTCTTCGCAACCTCTTCAGTGAGCGGGGTCATATAAAGATTACCAACGTCCGCGCCGATGCCTTCAGATTCGTAAATCGGCTTGCCGAAGAGGTAGCCGATTATTTTGCGTTCGTCAGCCATCACGTATAGACCTCATGTTCTGGGCAGTCCTTCCCAAGAATCATCTTGCCGATGTAGTCCCACGCTTGAAGGTGGGCGTCATAGGATTCGCAGCCAGGGACGCAGAACCGCGGCGGACTACGTAACTCCATCGCATCCCATAGTAGCCGCAGGGCTTTGTCGGCAATTGCCCTCTGCTCCGCTTCCTGAATCTCCAGCGGGCCGTACTTCCGCTCTGGCGGCTTTGGCTTCTCTTTCGGAACCACCAAACCGGATTGCCGTTGTTCGTAGGTTTGCATCACACTTTCTCCCTGATCTTCCCCGCCAGCACCCGCATCTCGTCCATCCGCAGCCGTCGGGAATCGAGTACGGGAGTCGGCGCGGCGGGCGGTGGTTCGCCGAACTTGCGATTGAGGTAGCGGTCCACGTAGGCCGCCAAGCGGGCTTCGATCACGTCCCTCGGCTGGTCGAGGAACACGGCGTCAAGTAGCTGTTCGCCTTTCCACAGCACGGCCAGCGGCAGGCGTTCGATGTCCACCTTGGCCGATAGCAGACCGTCCACGGCGTCCCCGGTATCGACGATATCGGAGGCGTGGAGCACGGTAGGGCGCCAGAGAGGCGGGAGCGGATTGCCGTCTTTGTCCAGCATCGCCTTGCCATCTTTATCTAATTGCTCCTCTTGGTCTGCCTGAACCACAATAGACGATGACAGCGCATCCGGGTCGCTTTCCGCGAGGTCCATAACGTACAACCCTAACGGCCGGCCACCTTCCGGCGGCGTTTCGAGCGCCGTCTTGTCGAAGTGCAGGTCGCCGCGAACGGCCGCGACTTTCTTCCCAGTGCGGGCGTCAATCGCTGAATCCATGAACGGATTGTGAGCACGGCCCAGGAACTTACCCAAGCCGTCGTTGCTCATATCGGGGTGGGTGAATCGCGATTTCAACCCGCCGGACTTGGCCTTGGCCAGCGAGACGATGGCTTGCAGCGCTGCCACGTCGAATTCCCCGCGGCCTTCGCTCTTGAACGGTCCCTCTTGAGCAATGACGTAGCCGCGAAGAATGTTCTTCTCGCGGTCCACTCCGATCGCTTTGGACGAGACGCCGGCACGAAGCCAGTCGGGGGTGGATTTCATTTGAGGCATTTACGCTGCTCCCTTCGCGGACGCTGCCGCCAAAATGTAATCCCGCAGCTCCAATGCCTTCGCTTCGGGCGGTTGGTCGGAGCCAAGGGATTCAAAGTGCTTGGTGAGGAATAGAGACACGGCCACGTCCACGGCTGCCGGGTGGGAATCGAAGCAAGCCCCCAGCACGCCAGCGGCGGGCAAGATAATCTCCCGGCTGTAGTCGCGATGGCGTGCAAGCCAGGAGGACAGGGCATCGCCATCGAGGTTTTTGGAATCGTTCTCGCGCTTCAGCATCCGGCGGCAGGCATCGACCAGCACAGCCATACTCCGCTCTTGGACACGGGCCAGCGGGGCGTTGTCGGCTGGCGGCGTCTCGTCTGGAGGATTTGGAGTTGGGGCCGGCTTGGGCGGCTGCCGATCCTTGCCGACATCTTCCAGAGGAATCATCGCGGATTGAATGTATCGCTTGTCGCCCTCTGGTCCGATTCCCTTGTGTCCGAGATACCGCAAGGCCATGTTGACCGTATAGACGCCGCAAAAAATCATTTCCTTGACGTGCTGAGTCTGCGCGGCTGTATCGCCTCGCTCCCGCTCGCTTAGGTCGATCACCGTAACGAGCGTGGCCTGATTGTTCCGGCCAAAGAGTTTTACGTCCGCCTCCGCTTCCCCGCGTTCCGCCCACGGCCGCAGGGTATCTTTGACAAATTCTAAACTCTGGCTTTCAATGTTACTGAACGTGGACCGGGATAAATCCGCGACCATGTGCGGCGGGACGCGGAAGATGCGGCAGACCATCGACGGGGTGAGCTGCATCTGCTCGACAAGTTGCGACTCTTGCGGCGGTAGTCCGGTCTGCTCCCACTTCATCGCCTCTTCAATGATTGCGATCGTGCGGCGGTTACTGGGGCCGCGGTGCCTGCGGTTCCATGACTCCTCTAGGTTCTTGCGCGCTATGTCGCTGAGCTTTCCGGGGTGACTCAGGATTCCGCCCGGCGTCGAGTCGTTGGCGTTGAAACTGGTCGCGTTTTCCTCCTGCGCCATCGCCAGGCCAATCGTCCGCGCGTGCATCCGAATAACGGACCAGCCCACTAAGCCATCGGGCGACGGCCCCATGAGGTGAAACATATCGCGAGCCGGAAGGTAGCTCGGCGGCTCGTCGCAGTTCTGTACTTCATATAGCAGCGTTCCGGCGTCGTTCCGAACCACTCGAACGCGGCTTGGGTGCAATTGCCATAGAGCTATCGGCCTTCCAGAGAAATCCCGCTCGATTTCGGCATAGCCATTTCCCCATCCCAAAGCCCAGGCCCAGAGTGTTTCGCGGAAGGCAAAGGCTTGCGTCTCGTCATTGGCCGCGAAGTTCAGCAGCCAGTTCAGCGGGTGGTTTTCCAGCGGGTCGATGGCGCCGTCTTTCGTCAGTTTGCCAACTCGCCACGGCATACCAGCCAGGGATTCCGAGATAACCCGGATGCAGGCCCAGACGGTCGATTGCGTGAGGGCCGTATCTTCCGTGACGACAACCCCGGCCGTGCTGCGCGTCGGCAGATAGAACATGCCCCGCGTGCCGCTGTACTCCGGGTCGGATGGCTCAGTGCGCGGAGCGAGGGCCTGCGGCTTCTTTTTGGCCGGTTGCTTCTTCGGCTTCGTCGCCCGCTTAGTTGTCATGGTTGCTCCCGTTGACTGGTCATTTAGTTATTTCTAGACGATATTCTCTTTGAGATTTCCTCCTCGATTGCGCCCATCTTTCCAGCATGCTTTCGGCACGCACCATAAAAGTATCTAGTGCCTTCTGGGATTCCGCGAGGAAGTCTCCAGTGCTTCAATGGCCTGAATTCCCCAACGAATATCGCGGGCCGGTTGCAAAGCAAGCAGGTGCGGCATTCATGGCACGTCTGGGTAAAGTTCATCCCCGTCTTCTTAGTCGTCATCATTCCCCCAGTTTCCGCCCCACTCGACGGGCTTGGTCTGATCGCTTGCGGTTGCCAAGGCTGGTTGCGGTTCGGGCTGGGAAGCGGAGCCGAGGGAGACGATGCCGCGAGTGTCGTACACGGAGCCGGGGTTGATATCTGCCGCTGCCATCGCCCGCGCCATCACCAGCGCCGTAATCCCGTCGATCTTCTTCATGTCGTCCTGCTCAGGCTTGACCAGCATCCCCTTGCGGTTCTTTGTGGCGTTGCCGGCCTGCCAGTTAAGGCAGCGATTGTCAGGGTGTTCGATGCGGCCAGAAATAACGTCGGCCTCTAAGAGTCCCATCGGCTCGGCAAAGTTCTGCGGCGTTTGGTTGAAGTCAACCATCTGAATCCCGTCATCGTCCTGAAGCTCCTGCGCAACCGTTTCAGCAAAGCGGTCGTCATAGGCCACAGTCCGCAGGTCGAACTTATCGCGGGCGGTGCGGATCACGGAGCGGATTAGTGGGAAGTCTGTCGTGTCGCCGTCCGTCAGCCGGATATCGCCGCAGCTTTCCCACTCGCGCCACGGTGCCCGGTCGGCCATCTTTTGCGCCGACTTCTGCGGCAGGAAGAAATAGACTAAGGCGCGAAAATGCGGCTGCTCGTGCTCGCCCCAGGGGAACAGCAGCGCGAAAGCCGACGTATCCCAGCGGAGGGCCAGGTCCATCGCGCCGTAGCAGGTCTGGCCAAGCAAGTCCTTCTCGGCAAACTCCGCAGCGCATTTCGCCCAATCGGACGGCCGCAGCCAGGGGTTGCTGCTGTGCTGCCAGATGTTGAGGCGGTACATCTTGAAGTTACACAGGTTCTCAATCTTTGACTTCGACCGCTCATAGTCCCGCCGCAGTTCGTGGAGTTCGATGGTGTGCCCCAGCGATGGGTTGGCTTGGCGGGCATATTCATTCAGGTCGGCGTCAAGCTGCTCATCGGTCACGTCCTGCGGTGCGGCATAGACGGCGGCGAACAGTTCCTCATCCGTCACCTTGCCGGCCAGAACATCCGAGGCATAGTCGAATCGCTCTTTGCCGTAGCCGTCTGGGTTATTGCCGGCTGTAGAGAATTCAGCCATAAGCGGTTCGCTGCGGCTGATGCCGGCGCGGCTGATGCGGTCCACAAAGGCGCGGTCCACGACGTGCGTTTCGTCAATGAGAATCGAGCCGTTCAAACCTTCCTTACTCTCCTGCGTCCGGCTGTTGGAACTGGACAGTGGCCGCATGATTGAGCGGGACGGCTCATGTGTGATTTGCAGGATGCTGCGGTTAAGCGTGCATTCGGACTTGAGTTCTTCCGACTGCATCCACATTTCTACGGCGTGCTTGCCGGCATTTGTGCGGGCCTGCTCCCCGTCCTTTGCGGCCAGGAAAACCTTTTGCCCTGGCTCTCCGTCCCCTGCCAGCAGATACATCCCCAGCGCCGCAAGGCTGGGAGATTTCTTGTTCTTCTTCGCCTGCCAGATACTTGCCTGCTTGAAGCGGCGAATTTCCCGCTCCCACCGTTCGCTCTGCCGCACCCAGCCGAACAGCCGCATGAAGCATTCGTATTGCCAGTCGAGGCGATGGCCGGCCGCAACGCATTCCGAGAATAGCCGCGCCCGCTCCAGGTGAACTTCCTGACCGGCTTCGTCCCAGTCTTTCACTTCCCAGAATTCGGAATGGTCGCACTCCCGGCAGCCGTGAAGAATCAACGGCTGGCCAGCATATCCCTCGCCTTCGTAGAGTTTGCAAAAGCGCTCGATCCAATACACCGTCCACGCGCCGCGCAGCACGTCGAACCGGCAGCCGTTTGCGGCCGCGCGTTCGTCTGACTCGTTGCGGAGCCAGAGACGGGTTGTGGGGTCGATACTCATGCTCGCTTACGGGATGGGACGCCGGTTTTTTCCTGTGCCTGGTTTACCTGCACCCTCGTCCTCGAGGCTGGTCCGATGCCAAACTCACTCAGCATCGTCGTCAGCTTCTTCCATTCCTTGTTTACGACGGTCCACCACGGGTTGAATTCGGCGTATGGAATTCCGTCTGCGTCCTTCTTGAACCATACCGGGCCAAGCGTCTCGGCTACCTTCAGCGCCGCTGCGTTGTGGTCCACATAGGCGCGGACGAGCAATTCAAAGGACGGACCATCCAGCAGCGTTGCCACGCCGCACGCGGTCAACTGCCCGGCGAGAGCAGGCCACGCGTCTTTGTATTGCTGCGGCAAGTGCTCCGGCGGGTCCGGCAAGCCGACCTGCGGCGCCGGCTCACCATGCGGAAGCGCGCGATGTCCGGGGTTGCCGCGTAGCAACTTCAGGTGCGTCGGTGTTGGCTTGGGGCCTCTAGCTCCCATCACTTTCCTCGCTCGCTTCCAGAACAACAGGAATACTCGCCACGCCGGTCTGCACTTCCCTGGCAAGTTGGCTGAATTCTTCGTCAGTCATCCACCAGAACAACTCACGCATGTTGCACCTCAGCTTTCTTCCCCGTCAGTTTTTCCCAGCGCTGCACAACAACGTCACAATAGCGCGGCTCGATTTCTAGTCCGTAGCAGCGGCGGCCTAGTTGCTCGGCGGCGATGATAGTGGAACCAGCGCCGGCAAATGGCTCAAACAATATGTCCATGCCCTTAGAGCTATTGCGGATGGCCTTAGCCGGCAGTGCAACCGGCTTTTGCGTCGGGTGTTCTTTCTCGGATCGCATCGGACGATCTATGGTCCATGTCGTACCCTGATTTCTCTCTCCGAAGAACTGATGCCCAGCGCCGTCACGCCAGCCGTAAAGGATTGGCTCGTGTTGCCAATGGTAGTCGCTGCGACCGAATACAAACTGCTGTTTCACCCACACGAGGCATTGCTTCAGAAGAAATCCAGCCTCGAGGAATGCGCAGCGGAAATTTATCCCTTCCGTGTCTGCATGGGACACATAGACGGCAGCGCCAGGCTTGACGACGCAATACATACGACCAAAAGCGTCTCGCAAGAACTTCCGAAAGTCGCCATCATTCATGCTGTCGTTCTGGATCTTTGGACCTTTCCCAAAGTTCTTTTTATCTCTCGAATCATGTGTGCCACCGGCAACCGCCACGTTGTAGGGTGGATCAGTGAACACCATGTCTGCCAGTTGGCCGCCGATCGCCCTCCCCACATCCTCCCCCTTCGTCGAATCCCCGCACAGCAACCGATGCTCCCCCAGCAGCCACAAGTCACCCGGCTTCGTCACCGGGTCAACTGGCGGCTCCGGTACTTCGTCCTCGACAATCTCTGCCGGCTTAGCCCACTCGCAACCGGCCCCATGGGCAAGGTCCTCCAGCATGGCAGCCACCGCTTCACTCGAGGTGTTCACCTCGCGGAGCAGGGCGTCTAACGCCTTGCTGTCTGCCTCGGCCATTGCCCCCAGCGGATCGAACGTCGCCAGCACCTTGGCCGCCTTCTCCTCGGTCAGGTCCACGATCAGGACAGGGACTTCGGAGTCGGGGGTGGTCTCGGCCCGTAAATGGCCGTCCACCAGCATCAGGCTGCCATCCGGTAGCTGGCGGGCCATCAGGGCATCGACGTAGCCCACCTCGGCCAGGATGCCACGCAAGGCGTCGTGCTGCGCCTGCGGGTGCTTCCGCCAGTTCTTCGGGTTAGGGCGCAGGTCGGACGCTTTAATCCGGCGAAATTCCTTGATACGGTCTCGGATGTTCAACTAAAATTCCTTGATTTCAAAACCTGCGGAAACATGTGCGACGG